CACCCTGAGATCCAGTGATGCCCTGTACTCCTTGTGTACCTTGCGATCCAGTGATGCCTTGTACTCCTTGAGTACCTTGAGTGCCCTGAGATCCAGTGATGCCCTGTACTCCTTGTGTACCTTGCGATCCAGTGATGCCTTGTACTCCTTGAGTACCTTGAGTGCCCTGAGATCCAGTGATGCCCTGTGCTCCTTGTGTACCTTGCGATCCAGTGATGCCTTGAGCACCTTGAGATCCAGTAACTCCCTGTTGTCCTTGAGTGCCTTGAGTGCCTTGAGATCCAGTGATTCCCTGACGTCCTTGTGTGCCTTGAGATCCAGTGATGCCCTGTTGTCCTTGTGTGCCTTGAGATCCAGTGATGCCTTGGATTCCTTGCGACCCAGTAATACCTTGCGACCCAGTAATACCTTGAGATCCAGTAATACCTTGAATACCTTGTGATCCTTGTGTTCCTTGTACGCCTTGAGATCCTTGGGTTCCAGTAGTACCCTGTGTGCCTTGAGCACCTTGATAAGTACCTTGTGCACCTTCAATACCCTGAATACCTTGTGAACCTTCAATACCCTGAATACCCTGAATGCCCTGAATCCCTTGAATGCCTTGCCTACCTTGTACTCCTTGAATGCCTTGCCTACCTTGTATTCCTTGTGGACCAATAATACCGGCAGTGCCTTGGGTTCCTTGAGCACCTTGGGTGCTGTTTAAGGAAATTAATTCACCTTCTTCCCACAAACGATTTAAGCTATCTTGATAGAAAAAATTATATGGTAAGTCTCTATATGAATAATTTCCATGGCTTTTAGCATCATTGCCAGGAGTTAATGGTGTAGACAATATAGATTTAATGTTTAGTTCTTCTGATCTTCCTTTTCCTAATTCTTTTATAGAATATATGTTACTCATGCCTATGTTATATTTAAGAGCAGGCAATGTAAGTGCGGAGAGTTGGTCAGATTGGGCTGTTACTGTAGATTGAACATTGATTAAAATCGTTAATTCTGATTCTTCCCATAAACGATTTAAGCTGTCTTGATACAAAACATTAGAAGTTAATTTTTTATTGTTTTTAGCATCATTGCTAGGATTTAATGGCTTCTGAAATATAGCTTTAATGCTCAGTTCGCCTGCTTTTCTTCTTTCTATTTCTTTTATAGAGTATATGCCACTCATCCCTATGGCGTACTTAAGGTTCAGCAGTGTGAGTTCATCGACTGGAATTAACTCATTTTTTTGCATTAAAAATTTACCTGTTATTGGAGTTTGTACAATATATATATAATATTATACAAAAAGGTAAATAATCCGACCTATTGAATGAATTTAGGTGGAGGAAAAATTTTTCCAAATCACTTCTGACTTCTTCCCTTTTTTCTTTATTTTACAACGATGCATCGACCAATTCTTATATAATCTATTATAAAGAGGAGATGTGACACCACTTATAATAACTTTCCCTTTAAAAGAATTAAGTGCATGAGATAATTGTATGTGATCATTTGTATCCATATCAGAAAAATAAACTGTTTTACTATTTTTATTTTCGTAAAGGTGTGGAGGGTCACAGTATAGTAATGTTTTATCTGAGTCGAAAACCTTTATAATATCAATTGCTTTATTATTAAAAAAGAAAACCTCTTGTAGTCTATTTGACAAATAATTCAAGTTTAATAATGATTTTTCCCATTCAATGGAAGACTTTTTACAAAAATTCTTTTTTAGTTCTAATTGACTCATTTTTCTTAAAACATATTCACTAACTGCTCGCTCTAAATAGTCTTTTGCACTAGTTTTATTTTTCATTTTTATGAAAGTTTCTTCACAAAAACTGAAACGTTCTAATCTTTTTAAAAATTCTTTTGGTTCATCTCTTAAGCATCTAAAAATTTCCAATGCCAAAGCATCAGAATCATTAAGAATTTCCATATAAGATTTTTCTTTGGATATCAATAAATTAGCCCCGACACAATACGGTTCTAAATAGCACAAATCCTTATAGTTTTCTGGCAAATGTGTTTTTATCCATTTTGCAATTATTTGTCTATTATGATTTGCTTTGAAAATAGATGTAATGTTTTTAAGTTTCACTTTCATTCGTGACTTTCTGTTCAGCTTGATATATTACGTGTTGGCATAAACAACATACAAAACTAAATGGTCCATATCCAAGTTTTGAACCTTCCCAAAACCAATGTGCATTTGTATCTTCTTTTTTTTCAGTAACGCAATTCAAGCAAAAAACATTTATTTTTTCATCTTTGGCATCTACTCCAAAATAACAATCTTCCATATTAAATATTCACTGGTTTTGTGTTTTGTCTAAAATAACATAGTGCCAAATTTGTATTTTTCTAAAATAGCCTTGGAACATAAGATTTTTTGCCGGATTATGTGAATATTGCATATATACGCTATATAGTTTTGTTGTTAATAACGAAAGATTAATATGGAAATTTCTTTTCATGAGCTTTGGGAAAACTTAAAGAATTCTGACGAATCTGTTGAGAATGATTCAATGGCTGCTATTAGAAATGGTATTGGTATACGTGAGGATTTTTGGACGGACTTTTTATTGTTTTTAAATGACTCTAAAGGCATTTCTTCTTTACTGGATATTCCAATTGAAAAAATCAGCTCTTGGCATGATAAAATCAAACATAATATTAAAAAGGTAGAAAAAGCTGATAATAATGTAGTAACTAAAGATCGAGGGAAAGTAATGAAAACTGGGGCAAAAAACAATGTTTAAGCGTTGGTTAAATATAGATGAGATGGCGATTGCACAATTTGGTAAGCATGGACCAAAAGATGGAAAGCCACCTAAACACATTAATGACATTGATACGGGATATTTGAATTGGCTGCTTCAACAAATTGAACAAGAAAAAAGAGGAGTCATTGATCCCAAAACCGGTCTTCCAATAAAAACGAGTTTTAATTTTATGGCAGATGATGGATCCGGTAGATTAACGAAACAACAGGTAGAGGATGCTATTAAAATTCGTATTAACGGCAGCAAAATAGCGAGCACAAGTGCGAACAGCCCAATCGTTGCTTTCTCAGAAAAACCAACAAAAGAACCAATTCCACCTCAAGAAGAACCCAAACAACCCGCATTGAACAATGTTGATAAAAGCAAGTATTTAATTTCACCAGAAAAAATAAGTGAATATCAAAAAGATATAGAGGAAGCTTTTTCTAGAACGAATAAGCACATGGTCATTAACGCTCTTGCCGGAACGGGCAAAAGCACTGTACTAAAACATCTAGCAGCTAAATTCCAACATGGGAAAAAATGGCTGTATCTAGTCTTTAATAATCGCAATGCTGCTGAGGCAACATCAGGAGAAAAAGCATTTCCTCCTGGCGTCGAAACTTTCACAAGTCATAGTTTCTTGGGTAGAGTATTAAAAGATACAAATAGATACAAACCAGAGGTTATGAAAGATACATCGTTGCCTCTGAAGGGGGACAAAGGTACCAAATTAGGAAAAGTTTTAGATAGTAATTGGTTTAAGAGTATAGCGAAACAAATACAAAGTCAACGAGGTTTTCCAGGAAGAGAAAGTGAATTTGTTTACTATAGTAAGGTCAAAAATTCCGAACAAGTTAATTATAATTTAAAAACAAAAATAACAAAATTAGTTTCATTGTCAAAAGCTTTTGCTATCAATCCTGATAAACAGGACGCCAGAGATAAAATTGCTTCGATTATGAGCAAATATAGTATGGATGGATACTTGGTAAAACCAAGCAATGATAAAGATGATGAGATGCCAACAGATTTCACGGATCAAATTATACAATTATCTTTGGAAGTTCTCAAAAAATCGAAACCCTCAGAATCTATGGGAGATACATCTTTAGATTCAATGAGAGATCATGATGATACTGTGTGGTGGCCATCTTTAAACCCAGATAAAATGGTTTGGCCCACGAATAGAACTTACGAAGTAGCTTTAGTAGACGAAGTTCAAGATTTCAATGAAGCTCAAAAAATAATGCTTGAACATTTAGCTAAAAACGGCATTAGAATTATTATGGTAGGTGACAAAAATCAATCTTTGTACAGATTCAGAGGAGCAGATGCTAACTCTTTTTCTAACATAGAAACCATGTTAAAAGGCACAAATCTTGGAGCAACATCTCATGAACTGCCAGTCAATTACAGAAGCGGCAAAAAAATTATTGATTATGTAAATAAAAACACCCACGTTAAAGATCTAAAATCGGGACGGGATCATGAAGGTGAGGTTAACAATACAACTTATGAAAAAGTAATGGGTGACATTGAACAAGAATGGGAAGAAAACAAAGAATTAAAACATGAGACTGCTTTTATTGCTAGAGGAAACAAGCCTTTGGCTGCGGCTGCTATGGAACTGTTAAAAAATAATATTCCTTTCATCATTATAGGAAAAGATTTTTCTAATGAGATTACAGATTTTATTTATAAAGTAGTTGGAAACGATAAGGTTGGACTTGGGAAAAGTAACGCACGCTCTTATAAAGCAAAAGAATTTGGTCAAATAATGACCAATTATATTGAACAAAAAAATCATAAATATGAAGGCGAAAAAGATAAAGAAAAATATTTAGAAGAACTTTCTCAAACCTATGAAGCTCTAAGCAGTTTGCTTAGTCATATTCAAGACAATGAATGGAAGGACCAATATTCCAAAGAAATAAAAAATGTAGAAGATTTATGCGAATATATCAGAAATATATTTAAAGGAATAGACCCTCAAGATTCAGAGAAAGACGCCGAAAATTATGCCAACAGAAATAAAAAGCGTGCTGTAATTTTAACTACTGCTCACAAATCTAAAGGGCTAGAATTTGAAAGAGTAAATATATTAGAAAATGATAAATTCCCTGCCGGAGACACTTACAACCCATCAGATGAAGAAGCAGAGCAAGAGCACAATGCTAAATACGTCGCATATACAAGAGGAACGCATGTTCTTAACGTTGCTGATTAACTGTACAAATTTTTTACATTAAAAGATACTATATACATTAGACAAAAGGAGGTGTCATGAATATAGATATACAAATTGATCCAAAAGTTTTATCTGAATTAAATATTTATTTAGATACATTAAAGAAGAAATGGGATGATCAATATCCTGATAAAAAGTCTTGGTTCTCACTTCATAAGACTTATGTACTTAATAGCACAATATTTTTAATTTCTGTTTTAGATGATCTTATAGTTTTTGTGCAGTCATCTATACCACGAGGAGCAGATAAAAAATTGGCTGTTATGGCTGTTGTATCAAAAATATTTGATTATATAGTAGTTCAAGCGTTCCCAGTGTGGATGACTCCATTCGCTGCTATTATCAAAGAAATGATTGTAGGAGTTGTCATAAGTCAGTTAGTTGAATTCATAGTTTCTAAATATAAAAATGGAGAATGGAAAACAAATTCGAATTTGAAAATTGAGGTGAAAAATTAAGAATAAAACCATTCACTTGTTGCCATATAAAAGAGAAGACATTCTTAGCATACAAGATGCAAAACAAAAATTAGGCTGGGAAATAACAGCATTTGACTTGCCAAAAACATGGAATTTGACACAAGGGGAAGGCACGGTTGTTGCTGTTTTAGACACAGGAGCAGACTTACAGCACGAAGATTTAGTGGAAAATTTACTTCCAGGAAAGAATTTTGTAAATAAAAAATCTTCCCCACAAGATGACCAAGGACATGGATCGCATGTTACAGGAATTATTTGTGCTTCTAACAATGAAAAAGGTATCGTTGGTGTGGCACCCAAAGCGAAAGTTATACCTGTTAAGGTTCTGGATAAAAGCGGGTCAGGAGATGTGAAAAATGTAGCTGACGGAATTAAATGGGCAGCAGATCAAGGTGTAGACTTTATAACTATGTCTTTGGGGTCTCCATCGCCCGTGAGTATCGTCCATAAGGCAATTCAGTATGCGGTATCTAAAGGAGTAGTTGTGTGGTGTGCAGCAGGAAATGCTGGACAAACACATAATATATTTTATCCAGCAGCATATCCAGAAACAATTGGTATTGGAGCTATTGACGAAAAATTTGATAGGGCTAATTTTAGTTGTACAGGACCGGATCTTGATTTCTTAGCACCAGGTGTAAAAATATTGAGCACAGTGCCAACTAATTGGTATGCAATTCTTTCTGGAACAAGCATGGCAAATCCATTTGCTGTTGGAATTGGATGCTTACTTCTTTCTTATAAAAGAAAAAATAATTTACCTTTAGCTTTGTCATCAAGTAAAGATTATATAGATTTTTTGAAAAACCACACTATTCCGACAAGCTCTTTTGCAAATAAATCTTTTTTTGAAGGATTTGGTATTATAGATCCTAGAAAAATGCAAGAATGGCTCTTGGCTAAATAACAGATATTTTTTCCATCGCTTTTCTAACTTTATCTGCTAATTCATAGTCTTCCATCGCCAAGGCAGAACGCATTGCTTTTTTAAGGAATTCTTTTTTTTCTTCTAAATTTAATTTAGATTTTTTATCTTGATTTGAAAGAATGAAATCCAATTCTATGTTTTCTAAAGTTTGAATTATATTAAAAGATTCTTGTTCAAAACAATTAGAAACACAATCCTTACAAATATTTATTTCTGTTACAATGCCTTTTTTAAAGTTAATTACATTGATAGCTTTTTCACTTGTACACTTTTTTTTGTCAAACGGGCAATTCATTTATTCCTTTTCAATTTTCAAGGACTCTGTGATGTTTCTGTCACTGTTGCCGAACCACCGACATATCCAGTCCTCGTTGTCGTTATTGTAGCCGTTGAACTCGTAGCTGCGGTAACACCGGTTACCGTGACCAGACCACTTCCGCTGACAACTACTGTTCCCGATGCTGTTGCCGTACCAGCCCATGTGTAGGCGGCGTCATAGTTGCTGATCTGGACTGTGAAGCCATCAGCCGTTGCTGTTGTGCTTCCAAATGTTGGGGTCAATGCAACAGCCAGTGAGGTTGCCGTAACTGGTGCCGTTCCACCTGCATACCCCGTCCTCGTTGTCGTTATTGTAGCCGTTGAACTCGTAGCTGCGGCAACACCGGTTACCGTGACCAGACCACTTCCGCTGACAACCACTGTTCCCGATGCTGTTGCAGTACCAGTCCATGTGTACAATGCGTCATAGTTGCTGATCTGGACTGTGAAACCAGAAGCCGTTGCTGTTGTGCTTCCAAATGCTGGTGTTCTCGCAGCAAGCAGCGAGGTTGCCGTAACTGGTGCGGTTCCACCGACATACCCAGTTCTCGTTGTAGTAATTGTAGCCGTTGAACTCGTAGCAGCGGCAACACCGGTTACCGTGACCAGACCACTTCCGCTGACAACCACTGTTCCCGATGCTGTTGCAGTACCAGCCCATGTGTAGTCAGAATAGTAATTGCTGATCTGCACTGTGAATCCATCAGCAGTTGCTGTTGTGCTTCCAAATGTTGGTGTGTGTGCAGGACCAAAAGTTTCACCTGTTAGCCTAAAAGTGAATCCGTCATCATCAATTGCATTTGTGTCTGCCGGAACAATTCTTTTAACCCAAACTGGTACACTATCTAAATACTTAAAATTTCCAATACTATATGGTGTATCAATCATATAATCACTAAAACTTACACTTGCCGGAGCAGTTGAGTCTGATGATATTTCGTCGGGTATGTAGTTTACAGGTCCTCCAGAAAGATTTCTTGTAATTGCAATAGACGGTTGAGCACCAGTTGTTGTTAAAGACGATGAATCTAACGCCAACATTTCATGGAATCTATTTCCAGATGTTCCTGTAAAAACTATTGTAAATACGTAATAATTAGATCCAGAATCAACTCCAGTTACGACAACGTCTTTTAGTGCCTCAATAGTTCTTAAAGACGTTTGCAAGTTTCCCGCCCACGTAGCAACAGAAGCGTTCCAACTAATAGTTTTAGATGAGGTTCCGTCAATATCTGTATATGCTATATCAAAAGATCCTCCATTTATTAACAAAACATTTTGTATTGTGATATTCTGTTGTTCGTCTTGTGTTATAAATCCAAGTTCAATTTGAATTTCACTTTCGGCTTTATAAGAAAAATATAATTCGGATGTCCATAGCGTTGAATCTTCCGAGTCATTATTTATGTAAAAACATCTGTAATCTGTTTTGCCTTCTTTGGCCTCAGCATCGGATACATTTGAAAACAATCTTTCTGCAATTATAGGATGAGTCGAAGATTCTCCTCCTAAGGATAAATTGTGATTTAAGTTGTTTTCCCCGCCAGATAATGTAAATCTTATGTCTGATCCAAGAATAATAGTCATGTGTAAAATCTCTAGATTTTATTGTTTCCATATATAGATAATTTTAGTTAATTTCCATCTTTTAAAAAATATAAAATTTTGTTATTATGGCAATTAGGAAATAAAATTATGCATACATTTGGTTTAGACCCAGAGTTCATGCTGGTAAGTAGAGGGCAATTAAAAAGTGCTATAGGGGTATTGCCTAAAAAAATAAAAGCCAAGCATTTTGAAGGTAATTATTTTTATTATGATAATGTTCTTGCAGAAATAGCGGTTAAGCCAGCATATAGCAAAGAAAACACTATTTATAATGTAGAAAAAGCTTTAAAAGGATTAGTAAAAATAATTCATCCGATTAAATTTGATTTATGTGCCGCAGACAACTATCCAAAAAAAGAGCTAAATAGTTTTGATGCAAGACTTGCAGGGTGCAATCCAGAATGGAATGTTTATACGCTGCAATGCATTCTCCCTCCAAAAGATATTATTTCTGAAACTTCTTTCCGAACAGCAGGAGGGCATATTCATCTTGGGTCAAAATCTTTGCAAGAACCTGATATGGTTTTCAAAGCAGTAAGAATGTTAGACCTTTTTGTTGGAATTCCTTCTATTTTATTGGATAGAGATCCTACATCTAAAAAAAGAAGAAAAATTTATGGTCAAGCAGGATCACATAGAATAACAAAATATGGATTAGAATATAGGTGTTTAGGAAATTTTTGGCTTTCTTCACCAGAACACGTTGGTTTCATATATGATCTGTGCTATTTTATTTTAGAATTTATAGAAGGTAGTGGTTATAACAAGTTTTGGTACACAAATGAGTTATTACTAGAAAAAGAAAATCCAAGTGAAGCGTATGCCTGCTATGGATATGATGTAGCAGCATTAATTAAATGCATAAATTGTTGTGATATTGTTGTTGCAAAAAAGTTTATGAATTTTCTGAGTCATTATCTGCCAAAGTGCCTTTTAATAAACTTTGAGGAACTAATGGAAAGGGAAAAAACTGATCCTTACTGTTCTTGGCATCTTTGAAGCTCTACTCTGCACTTTTTGCATATCCACATCATATTTTTTTTCTTAAAATAATTTACTTCTTTAATAAGTCTTTTCTTATGGATACAAGTCTCTCCTTGGCAACGGTTACAAATACTTACTGTTTTTTCTTTATTAATTATTTTTATTTTTTTTTGTTGAAAATAAATTGCTTTTAATTCATTTGGAAAATCCGGTGGTGGCCAAAAGTTATTTATAAATTCGTAAGTTGATATACCATCAGAATGTATAGAAGGAGGAGCTATTGAAAAGCATTTTCTACCTATTATTTCTATCTTTTCTTTTCTTTTTCCATAAATGTTTACTTTAGTTAATTCTTTATTTGGAGTTAAAAATAAATTATGGTAAGATCTTTTACTCTTATAAATTGGTCTAGGAATATCTCCTATTATTCTATTTAAAAAACCATTGGACATTGCATCGTCTGTTTCTACGTCCACAAAACCCTGATTCCACAAAAGACCAAGTTCATATTCATCTTTACAAAAATAATGTCTCCATCTTTTTACACCCCAGTTTATATTCCATTTTAATTCAACCGGCATTTTCGTTCCTTTGTGTATTGCAATAGGCATTAATCCTTTGGATACGTAATCATCAAAAAATTTTAAATATATTGACATATGCATCCATCTCAGGTTGACTTGTAAACTATAAGATAATATGATATCATAATTAATGGTGAAATAAAATGCAAATCAACTTAGCAGTTAAAAACTTTTGGCTAATTAAGTCTAAGGAAAAAAATATTCTTAAAGTTTTAGATTGGTCGCATAAAAATAAAAAGCAAGCCCAGCTACTTAGCATAACAGAAATAGTTTTTGCTTTAAAGTCCTATGTGAGAGATTCATTGCATTCCTAGGATTTTCAATTCATGCGTATATTAATAACAGGTTCTTCTGGATTCATAGGATCTCATTTGTGCAATCAGCTTTATGCTGATGGGCATGAAATTGTTGCTCTTGGTTCCGAAGGCGAAAACAAGCCTTTGTGCAAATTTTTCATAAAAGAACAATTGCATAAAATTAATTGGGGGGAAAAAATATTTGACGATATTGATGTTGTTTTTCATCAAAGTGCAAATAACAACACACTAGACAACGATGAAGCAAACATGATGTCCGCAAACTACTACGAACCAATACGTATGTTTAATGAACTTAAATTAAAAAATTGTAAAAGATTTGTCTATGCAAGTTCCACCGCAGTTTACGGCAATGAGCGTGCACCATACGTAGAAAATATCACACCAATACAACCGCTTAATGTATACGGACGTAGTAAAGCCAAATTTGACGAATTTGCAATGCAATTTGCTTTAGATACTGGTTCTAATGTCGTTGGGCTTCGTTATTGTAATGTATATGGAAGCGGAGAAAATATAAAAGGCAAAAGAGCGAGTATGGTCAGCCAGATAATTAAAAAAATGAAAAATTTTGAAAGTATAAGTTTGTTTAAAGATGGAACACAACTACGTGAGTGGATTTATGTAAAGGATGTTGTTAGAGCTAATATTTTAGCCATGCAATTTGAAGGAAGAGAAATTTTTAATTGTGGTACTGGAAAGCCTTGTACTTTTAATAAGCTTGTTGAGATATTAAGCGAATTCTTATCTTTAAAAAGCTGCGAAATAAAATATGTGGACAATCCTTACTATAAGACTTATCAAAATCATGTAGAAACAGATATGAATAAATCTGAAAAAGAACTTGGCTTCATTCCTTCTTTACCACTGCTTGCAGAGAATCTCAGTCTAGTCTAGCGATTTAATTTATGACTTTGGTTTTCTGCCTTGCATGATATGTCTTTTTACCGTGTGCAGAGACGCTTTTGGATCTTCCTCTCCAGATTCATTATCGGCTGTAACCTCTTCGTCACGATCCTGAGCATTTGGTCCAGTCTTTCGCTTTGGTTTATTTTGCATGGATGTTATAGAGCCTTCTTCAACAGAATTAGAAGCCAAATCATTTCCTAGTTTGCCTACCGGTGCAAAACCAACATCTCCAGCTTGTGGCTCTGGACGCACTGCTTGTGTCAGGTTTTCAGTGTCAACAGGAGTAAATAGAGAATCTTTCTGATACTCTGTCCAACCATCATGGAATTTTTGATCGGGGTCATGTCCGGTCATTTTGTTTACACTGTCCCACCAAGCAGCATTAGATTCTTCTTTCATCTTTTTGCTTTTTTTGTTCATTTTGTTCATTTTTTTGAAATCTTTGCCTGTTATTTTTCCATCGCCGTCAACATCTAGCTTTTTTTGATTTCCTTTTAGCATTTTCTTTTTTGATTTTTTGCTAAATTTAAGACTCTCATCCTCATCCTCATCCTCATCCTCATCCTCATCCTCATCCTCATCCTCATCCTCATCCTCGTCCTCATCCTCATCCTCATCCTCGTCCTCGTCCTCGTCCTCGTCCTCATCCTCATGATCATGATGATGCTCGTCATCATCTTTGTCCTCTTCCTCTTCCTCCTCACCGCCATTATCTTCATCATCTGAAAACATTTTCTTTTTGCTCATTTTGCCGCATTTCATTCCACATTTCTTGTTATCTTTTTTCTCTTTTTTCTCTTTCTCTTTTACTTCCACATCTACATCTACATCTGAATCTTTAACAATTTCTCCGTCACTATCTTTATCTTTTTTGTGTTTTTCTTTTTTCTTTGCATGTTTTGTTTCTTCAATATCGAAACCACTTTGTAGCTGTATTCCGAGGTTAGAGTGGTTCCCTAGACCAAGATTGAAACTTGGTAGAATTGACTCGTTTAAATTTTTCCACTGTTTGTACGATAACATATTTTCCTTCTTTTAATTTAAAGATAGCTACAGTCATTACGATTGTTAGTATATATATACCAATATGAAAATTAAAATATTTATTATTTTATTATTTTTTGCAATAATACTGCAAATAAATCAAAAAACAACTCAATTACAAGATTTTTCTGCTCTTTCTTTTCAAGAAAATCAAGAAGCAGAGATCATAATAGATAAAATTAATAATATAAATTCTCAATTTGATAGTGTTATTTATAATAATATTTCAATAAAATTTAATTTTTTTATCTCTATTCATGCAAATGCACAGCTTTTTTTTGAAAAAACTAAAAGACTAAGAATTAAGATAGATCGTGGTATAATGGGATCTGAAATGGATATTGGATCAAATGAAAAAATATTTTGGTTTTGGTCAAAAAGGATGAAGCCACCAGTATTGTACTATTCTGAACATGAAGATTTTAAAAAATCTATGCTAAAAACACCACTGAATCCGGATTGGATAATTGAGTGTTTTGGATTTAATCAAATAGACAAGAGAAATATAAACGTTTTTAAAAAGAATGAATTACTATATGTAAAACAGGAAAGAAAAGGTTCATTAGGTGAAAAAGTATACTTTTTCACTATAATAGACCCAAAAAACTTAGTTGTAGTTGGAAGATATCTTCATGACGAAAATTATAAGATAATAGCAAGTTTTGAATCAAAATCTTTTTTTAGGGATGAAGAAACAGGATCTGTATTTGCCGATAATATCGTTATATCTTGGCCAGATGAAAACATATTCATGGAATGGTCCATAGATGGCATACAAGTTAATAAGAAGATAGACAAAAAGACTTGGATATTGCCTTCAAAAGAGAATGTCAGGCTATGATTTTCCTTTAAAATTTATTGAAAAATTTTGTTTTGATACTGCTATATAATTTAACGGTCGAAAAAAAAGAATGGAGACATCACCAAAATGAAGACTTTCATGCAATGGGCTGGTAATGAGAAAAAAGAATTGCCAATGATATCAGAAAAAACGCACAGAGGTGGTATTGCACATTGGGCTTATCCTGATGCTTATGCAAGGTCACAATACCCCGATTTATATTTTACTCCAATCGCAGCAGACGCAATACAAAAGATGGGCATTAAGAAGTAATATTGACAGAATGCCATTGTTCTTGTTATCCTACGGACAGCAGTATAATGCTTTCTGCTAGTTAAAAAGGAGTTACAAATGCCTCCAAGATGGTCAGATGTGTACCCACAAGGCACAAAAGAAGGCGATGAAGAACAAGGATTGTTCCTTGCCTTATCAAGAAATTTAACATATGCGTACAGATCAGTAGGTCAGCTTTCAAAAGATTCAAATTTATCTAAAGAGCGAACAGAAGAGATTTTAAATAAGTATTGGAAAAAAGGCATGACTTTCCAAAATAATGATAATAAATGGGCTTATTGGGAACGTGTTCCAGAATTGTTGCCAGTTGTATTAAAATCCATCACAAAAGAAGACCAAGAAAAAAGAACAAGTAAAAAATTATGAAATATAATTTTCATACTATATTAATCTAACGGTCAGAATGATCTGCCCGCCGCTTGTTCTAAGACTGCGTTGTTTGTAGCGTAAATTCAAGTGAATCGTTCGTTGTTTAATTCCTTAAAGAGAATGTAAAATGAGAAAGAAAATTAGTAGAGCTGATAAAAAAATAAATCAAAAAAACAAGTTTATACGAGACATGTCTGGAAGTGGCGTTTTTGTGTACGAGAATAACACTGACGCAGACCTAAATCTTCCAAAGCCAACGAGCACTGGAACTAGAACAATAGGTCCAAGAAAAAGATTTCAAGGAGATAGTTACTATCTAACTTGGGTCGGAAGCCCAATGAATTTACTTCGATTTATAGAAGAAATAGTTCCAAAGGATAATCCTTTAAAAACTTTGAATGAAAGTGAGACGAACAAAATGAGTGATAATAAATTAATTTTAGACCAGCCAGAGACAGTAACAAGTCAAGGTCAAGTAGAGCATGTTGTTGTAAATGAATCCCCAGATCAAGACTCTTCAGAAAAAAAGACGGAGATTCTTTTGAATGAATCTCCTATTGAAGGTCTAGAAATTATACTAGGTTGAACCTAATTAGGAATAATTATGATAGATGAAATTAAAGAAAAAAACTTACATTATCAAAATGAAGTGCGTGATATCGCAAAAATGATATTTCATGCTTTTTATTTTGACGAACAAGAAAGTTTATCCTACCCACCAGAATCAAAACAATATGAAAAAGATTGTTTAGAAACACTTCTTGCAAAAGCAGAAAAAATTTATAGATTTTTTCCATCAGCGGAAGAAGCAAAAAAAAGTTTAAAATTTTTACATGAAATTAGTCCCATTAAAGGACTAGAAATAATGAACTCAATCTAAAAAGGCAAGTACAATGAAAAACACTCTTTCTGTTAAAATTACTCATGCAAAAAATGGTGGATTCGAGGGTACAGTAAGTATATCTGGACTAAAACCTACTAAATTATCTAGAAAAGTAGATGGAGCAACTAATTTCCCAACTAAATCTTCAATTGGTGGTGCTGCCAGAAATCTTGCCAAATCTTTAGGCTTTACTGATATTGAACTATCAGATGCAACTCATTAATCATTCTTGATAACGGAAAATGGTTTCCATTGCATAATATAGGCTAGAAGTCTATAATGGCATTAGTTTTCCTTTCAAAATTCCAGGAATCAGGTGCTTCATGCGTGGAGTAATACTAGCAGGTGGCTTAGCAAAACGTATGCTGCCTGCTTCCAAAGTAATCAATAAACATCTTATGCCTGTTTATATGGATGCTATAGGTGCCGTTCCAATGATTTATTTCCCATTAAATACATTGATAAAATCTGGAATAAAAGAAATATTAATTGTTACATCTGAAAAATCTGCCGGAATGATGGTTGATATGTTGGGAGATGGCAATAAGTTTGGAGAAAATGTAGATTTTACATATAAAGTTCAAAATATGAATAATGAAAAAAGACCTGTCGGTATTGCTGGTGCATTAAAATTAGCAAGAGTATTTACTGAAAATGAAAAGTTTGCGGTTATATTAGGCGATAATTTCTTTGAGGACTCTTTTGAAAAAGAAATTAAACAATTCGAATCAGGTCGTCATGTTGGACATATATTTTTAAAGTCTGTGAACGACCCAGAAAGATTTGGTGTTGTAAACATGAACAGCAATAATGAGATTATTGATATTGAAGAAAAACCAAATAATCCTAAATCCAACTATGCTTCTACTGGAATGTATCTCTTTGATAAGGCTGTTTACAATATTGCAAACAACTTAGTTGTTTCAAATAGAAAAGAGCTTGAAATAGTTGATATTCATAACCAATTAATTGCTAGAAAAGAGTTAAGTCTATCATTTGTCAATAAATTTTGGCACGATTTAGGAACACCAAAAAGTATAAGATTTGCTGAAAAATACTTGCAACAAGTTAATTTTGAATTCGAATTTCCTGTAAACTAACCAGTCGGTGCTACGTCTTGTCTTCTTCGTTGCTGGCGTTGCGGGCGTTGCATTTGAGTAACATTAGGCTGAGCGGCGTCAGGCTGAGCAACGGTCTGAGCAGCATTCTGAGGGACAGGTTGAGCAGCCGCCTGACCAGGAGGCACAACATTTTTTGCACCAACAACATTAGTGTCTGCAACATAAGAACCCTGTTGAGCATGTGTTTGCAGTATATTTTTTACGTTTACAGATTGCTGCTGCAATTGTTTCATAATTCCTTGCAAATTACCAACAAGCTTTTTAGCTTCTGGATCTGTTTTAGAAGCTGATTGTACCGCAACGTTTTGATTTAATTCTTTTGATAAGGCATTTAGTGCTTCTAAGGAAGCAGCATAATGGGCTTCAGGACCTGCAACCGCTGCTCGAAATTGACCAGCAGATTGTGAGGCTTTATCTGCTATTTGACCAGCAGCAGACTTGACGCCTCCAATCATGTTCTTTCCAGCATCTAATACAGCACTACCAAACCGTTTTACTCCATCCATAAATCCTTCTGAAACACTCTTATGCTCTTCTAATGCAATAATCATGTCGGCATTGCCTTCGTAGTATTCCAATAAAAACTTCCAAGGGTTAATGTTTTTTTCAACCATTAGTGTTGCAATTTCTTTTTTAATAGAATTTGCTGTTTTATTCTCTAAAAAGGATTCAAATGATTTCATGTTTTTCTTTCTAAAATGGAGTATACGTTTAGAATTATATAGCAACAACATAAAAAATTTTTTTAGTTTGAATATATATTATAATCATTAAACAGGAGGTCAATATGTGTGGTTGCAATAAACGAGCAGGTAGAAGCACGCAAGGAATGCGGGCAGGACTGACAACAACAAACAAAACAAGTAGAACTTTAGCTGCTTTAAACAGCAATAATGTGCGGAATGCTGGAATTGCCCCGCAAAGTGCCAAGGTAATAGGGGCTCAAGCAGAGAAAAGAAGAGTTCAGGCAGCTAGAAGAAATGCTATAATAAAATCTTTAAATAGAAGTTCTTGAAAAACGGTAATAATAATATGAAAAATTTCAAAGAATGGAAGGATGCTGAAGATTCATTTATTGAATCTGTAGAGGTATCTAGATATTCCATAGAAGTTAACTATAGAACCACTAGCGAAGAAGCATTAGAAGGTTTTGCGAAATTATGCTTAGGATATATAAGTGCAGCATTAAAAAAACATGGATACCACACAAAACATGTTTTTACAGAAAAGCCTCTAAGGTTAATGGTTTCTTCTAGAAATTGGGATGATGGAGAATGGACAGGATTAGTTACATGGAACCCTGAGCATCTTTGTTTTATAATAAGCAAAGGGTTTTATAACAAAACCCGTAGTACGGTGTCAGTTAAAAAATCAATGAAATGTGTTGGCAAATCTGCATCAGAAATAACAAAAGAATTACACAATATGATGCATGCATTAAAAGAAGAACCGGATAGGCATGCAGAAAAACTAAAGCCAGTTGGTCTAAAACGAGGACCAAAAAAATAAACAAGTCAACTGCTTGCTAAGTTACATTTTTTTTCTTAAAATCATGAAAATTACATCATTTTTATAGATAAAATATCACCATATCGACCTAGTAAGTCTTCTTGCCATTGCTTTTTTTCGTCCATGCCTTCTTGCAATATTTGTTGTCCATCTAACTGTACGCCACCATTCGGACCAGGTGGATTTTGAATTCTACTTCTAATTCTCCCGAGTATTATCTTAGCAAAACACAAAGCCCCCTCTTGCATACCTTGAGTTACCTGATTGAAGTCTGGTCTTTTCTGTAAGTATCTTACAGCAACTGGATATGCTCTATAAGGTATTGGATATAATTTAATTGTATTGTATCCTGCCAACCATTCCCAGCCACCTTGTTGCCCTGATATTCTACTATACATGTCTTCGTATTGTTTATACATAACCCAATCGCCCATCTTACCCCAAACAGGTTGCTGTGGATTAATACCACCAGCTATAGAGCCATAAGCTCCAGCACCCATATACTCTAATGGGATAACGCCTCCAAGGTCAGAAGCAGAAAAAGCATAGTTTGATGTTTCCTTATATGAAACATGTCTTACAAAGCCTACATCTGCTGGTAAATTGTAAACGCTCTGTCCTGGAGTCGTGTAAAACGTGTAATACTGAAAGTATTCCATTGGTGCATAATCTTCAAATATTTGCAATGCGAAATCTATAGAATTTTCTAGCTGCTGATCATCTAATTCTAAAGTTAAAACAGGTGCACCCAACATTGTTAAAACATATTCTTTAATTTGTTCTCTAACTTTTTGTCTTTGTCTTCTTGGACCAATCTTACTTAAAGGTTCGGTTGGTCCTAAATTTGTGCAGTTTTGACCACATGAAAGCTGAGCATATTCATCTTGTGTAGGTCGTGGTATGAAAAGCAAATTATTATTCATGATGCTTATATATAGTTGAGTAAAATACAAAATTTATGTAATAAGGGAAAAATAACATGCCATTAATTTCTTACAAGTTGTTTTTAGAGATGGCACCACGGGGGCGGGGCGTTATTCACGGACATCTGTCTAAATTTCCATTAAATTATGATGATGACGATTTAAAGTTCCTCAATCAGTTTGATATGAAGTATTACGCACAGGCAAGTGAACAAAGATTTGACATGCTTCATGATGCTTTAAAAAAACTTCATGATAAAAGATTAGACATTATTAAAAGTGGTGATGAAAAAAAAGGTATACCAAGAAATTTTGATACAGAAATTAAGAATTTTTTATTAACTGGTAAATCAAAAAGCTTAAGTCAAGAAGACCAGAGAAAAATAAGAAGTTATAGAGAACTTCCTATAACTCCAGCTACAACGAGAGGCATGGGGGATAAGTTTGATGATAACGTTGCCGAAATTGCCAAAGAAGATGCTTTTGAAATAGTTAAGCAAAAAACAGAGAATCTGAAGGCTTTAGAATTAGATCCGCCTGCGGCAAATTTTTCGCTGAAGGGTTCCAAGATAACAGCAATTCCATATCTAAACAGATTGTATCACAGACTAGAGCGTACTAGAGGCGAAGCACACATAGGCATTGATGACAACGGCGTTCTTAGTGATTCTGAACATCCGGTCGGAAGTGTAGGAAAATATGGCTATGATTTGTCACACCCACACACGGAACATGATCCTGAAAGTGGTTCGAAAAAGCATTACACAAGAGGCATGAGTTGGGTTGGTTCTGATGTTTGGGAGCGATCAATAAAAGAATATATTAAGCATAGTTCACACGAACATTTTGGAGTTCACCCTAGAGTTGAGGAAGGTATTTTTAATCCAAAAATTGAAATAAAATGGCTCCCAATGGATGGTAAAGATGGACGTCCAAAAATTGAGGATCCAACATATGATTGGATGCTTGAAGATGAAATAGATAGACAAACAAAAAAAATGAAAGAAAATCTTCATCAAGGTCGACAAGCGAACGCAGCATCAAATCCGAAGAAAGTGGAGAGTAAGCCAGAAGGAAAAAAGCCACGACGAACCTTCAACCGTTTTGATAAAGCATTAACTGCCGACCAGAAGAAAGAAGTTAAAAAAAACGCTACCGATATAGTAAACAATAAAGTCAAAGCCGGTGAAGTATCTGCTCCATCTGTTCCTGGTGTCGATTCAGAAGAACGAAAATTTGAGATTAGATCAAGTAAAACGGCATTTGGCGGACTAATTAGTCCATTTGTTTATTTGCCACATGAATATATTGATAAAAAATGGACACCACTTTTAAATCCATCAACATATTTAAAAAAGGTTAAAGATGAAGCAGGAAATACTCAATATAAGCTAGATGATACTAATCGTATGGGCTCTCATTTTGGTGATACAACTAATAGTAAAAATGTAGGCATTAGTCCCAATAAAAACGTTCCATCAAAAAATTATTTAGATCCTGATGATCCTGCAAACGCTACCGTCGTCAAAGAATTTGAGAAAGGAATTATTCCAGACGGAGAAATAAGGAAGGAATTCGAGCAGGGAGTTCGTAATTGTCTTACAGGAAATTGCGGTGGAGCGAACAGTGGTGTAAAAGATGCCATATTGAGAAATCCCAGCACATTTGAGGGGTTGGTCAATGATGTGATCATTGCAGCTTACAATCAATTAGGCGAACATTCACAAGTGTGGAGCGACCCTAAAACGTTTGCGATAGGCGTTGTGACCAATTATTTACAGGGTGCAGTGCATGATATGGCCACAAGAAGACTACGTGGAATACATGTACACGGCTTTACTTCACACGATCCATCTCAAAAAGGATACACTCCGGATGATAGAAGAAGACGAGGGGGCAGAATCCATTCTGTGAACCATAGGGATGCTATGAACAAAGCTCAAAAAGAATACGAGGCGGCGTTGAAAGCAGCGACACAGCAAAGTGGGACAGAAGGATTAAAAGATATTATTACTGCGGGAGAGGGAGCGTATGCTAATTTTTTTGATGCAGTCAAAGAAACACTAATAAAAACCCTCGGTGTAAACCAGACAAGAGCAGACTTATTAGTTAAAAATTGGATAAAGCAAGGGATCCATCCAGTTGATGTTGCTACCATTGTTAATGGTATGAAGCCTGAGAACGGCAACCCGATTAGCGGCGAGGGCGACAGCGGCGACTCTTCGCCTACGATTTTGCCACCTGCAAGGTTACCAATTTCAAAGCCTACGGCAACCTCCGTCAGAAACCCATTACTTGGGCGTGTTAAAAAAATAATTGGTGATTCGCCTACTGTTGATAACCCCCAAATAGACTGGAAAATTTTATCTGGTCTTACTTTTTTTGAACGTGTAGAAATACTAAAAAGAATAAGAAGAAGTTAAGTCTCAATTATTTTTTTGTATCATCTTTTTTTGAATTTCTTGTGCTTGTTTTGCAAAAATAGCCATTGCATCTGGATCCACGTACAAAGATTTTCCAGAAGCAGGATCAATAGGCAGTATATTAGCCTGTCTTTCTACTGGGGCACTTTTTATTTCTTTTAATATTTCTTCGTATTTTGGATCGTTTTGTTCTATTACTTGCTCTTGGAAAACACCTACTATATGTGGCCAGCTATAAAAATTTTTGCAACCTGTTATAGGATGCCTAGAAAAAACTCCATCTTCGTCTATGCTTTCAATTATACCTAAGAAAAAATCTGGAAATTGAACATCTGTAAAGTTTGGCTTACAAACAGAAGTCGTTAAAATTGTACAAACATGCCCAACGAACTCTTGCATTCTTTTAATTGTTGTGCTTTTCATTTTTTTTCCTTTAATTCCAAATGTCGCTATACCCAAAAAAATCACAAACAGTACCGGTTGGTGCCGAATAGTCCAAAGCTTTTTGATTTTTAATTATGTAGTGATATAATAATTCCGAATTATTTCTTATTAAAAATTCATTCCAATCATTATATCCTTTTGGAGGAACAACAAACATAATTTTGTCAGATCCTCCTCTTTTTGCACTTTCTATGGAGCTTACGATAGAACTCATTTTGATAGTACCAGCACTTCCAGCTTTATCTCTATCGAGACATATAACAACTTTATATTCTGCTAGCAACATAGCTTGTTTCTTGCCCATATTTTTACCGCCGCATGCAACAGCATTTAGTTCAGATTGGTGTAGGCTTTTTGCATTAAATTCACCCTCGCATATATAAACAAACTCTCCAGCTTTTGGCCATTTTCCAGCCATATAGACAACATCTTCTTTTCCTACACCAACTGATTTTGGTGGACCCAAATACTTACATTTTGAGTTTCCCAAAGCCCTGCCATTCCAATATACTAAATTTTCATTTTTGTCATAATAAGGAATTATTATCCTATTTTTATAACGATCCCCAGTACAAATATACAATCCGTCTATGATTATTTTTCTTTGTACAAGATATTCTTCTGCTTTTTTTCGCCACCAATTATTTGTTCCAAGGTCAGATATTAAATGACATTCTTGAGGTAGGGTTAAAGAACCTTTTATTTCTTTTTCTACTTCTTTTTCTTGTGAAAGTAATTCTTCTAATTTTCTTTCAAGTTCTCTAATAGGCGTTCTGCCTTTTAGAATATCTAATGCACTATCTCTGTCGCATTTGTCTACTATTTGAACTAATTTGACTAAACTTCCTTTTTTATCTGTTTTAAAACAATGGAAAACACCATTGTTGTGTCTTTTTTTACCTCCTCTTGGATTGCACCAAAGATGGTGACCTGTATCGTCTGGTTCGAATATTGTATTGATTCTTATTTCGCTACCTTTAACCAGAACGTTATCCTCTCCAAATTTGGATATTGCCCACTTCTCAAATTTTTTAAATTCAATTGACATTTGATATTGAGTGAATTTTTTGAGTCGATAGAATATAGCAGTTATTCATCTTCTCGGATATAGAGGTTTAAATTGTAATGGAAGAAAACTTAATTTGTGAGCACATATCAGTATCTAGACAACAAACATGGAATGAGTGCCAAGCACGTTATAAATATAGATATCATTTAAAAGTTGTTTCAGATGAGCCTGTGCAACCTTATTTTGTTTATGGAAAATTTGTGCATAAGGTAGCAGAAGTTTATGTGCAAGAGCAAGGGAAAAAAGATATTAAAGACATAGCAAAAGACTGTTTATCTGGGTCTATAGAAGTAGATAGCGGTAAAGGTAGAACAGTATTACAAAGTGAATATTTAAAACGTATTCCAGAGCATTTAAATAATATAAAAAAAATAAGCGACAAAATTGGCTATGATGGAAAATTAGAACATATTTTTCATTTTGATCTTAACCCTCCAAATAATCATTTTTTAACCGGTGTTATTGATCGTTTAATCATACGAGGCGACAAATTTTTTATTTTAGATTATAAAACAACAAAAAAAGGCAAGTGGAGAAAGAATCAAAACACAATACGGAACGACATACAGCTCAGGTGTTACGCAAGAGTTGTTCAATTAGAGTTTGGAGCAAAAGCAGAAAACATACGATGTGCATTATTTTATCTTGATGGAGCAGATCTTGTAGCAACTAAGTTCACAGAGGAATCGTTAGAATCGGCTCAGAAAGATCTTCATGATACCTACAAGCACATAACATCTACAGGCGTGGACAGTGTTTATGGAAGAGTTGGTGACCAATGCCGACGATGCGACTATAGGAAAATATGTAGTTGGTATAGTTTAACTTGAAAAAGCAAATGAATGGATTACGGCATTAAAATATAGTCTGGAGAATATTGCTGTTTAATTCCAGATCTATCTATTATTTTTATTGTTTTTGCTTGTGGTTCTAGTAGGAAACTATAGCCTTTTTGTTTTGCCCAAAAATTGTGTATATTATATAAAGACGTAAAATATCCTAGTCCGCTACCATCCACATATTCTGTTCCCCAACAAGTTCCTATATAATATCCATTATCATCAAAAAGACCCCCGCCAGATCTTCCTGGACGAGGACTATTATTTTCTGTAACAACATCGTTATTTACTTCTTTTATTTTTACAGAATAATGTGCAACTTCACCAGAATGGTCACATCCACAAGAATGAACGGATTTGATTTTGTACTTATAATCTATAGGTGCAATTGGAAAATAAGTTGGAATCCAATCAGGTGTAAATACTACTAGAGATGTGTCTTGTTTTTCAGAATATGTGTAAAAAAGCACATCAGCGGTATATGTGATTGGTGTTTTTAGTTTGTTTTCATTTTTATAAAATATAGTTATTTCGCATTTCATTTTTTTATTTTTACAAGATTCTTCTGACATTGTTCCTTTTTTCCACAAATGACCGCAAGATGCTACATATGCAAGATTTTTTTCTGGTTCATAATATATTATTGTGCCAGATCCTGAGGATTGCCCAACGCTTATTTTTACAGAAGGGGATAAAAATTTAACATATTCTTTTCCTCTTTGTTCCAATGGTGCATATCCAAATCGATCAGGCATAGCCCGAATGATTGGCATGTTGTCGAGAGGGTCTATTGTGAAGCCGAAGGGGGACAGGTCACGAGGGCTCTCTAATTGGTTCAATGTGATGCAAAAAGCCAAAAAAATAAAAATATATTTTTTCACGACCCTCCTAGTTGTAATTTATTGCTTCCTTGACTACATTATATATCCTATTGGAACCATAAAATGAATTTAACAATATCGCACTACATTTTTTTAAACAGAGAACAACGATATAGGTTATATGATGGAGATCTTATAGAAGTTGTAGGACACAATGTTCCATTTTTTAAAAAGAATAAAATAGAATCTGCAAAAGAGGTTTTTTGCCAGTATTATATTACTAGTCATAATTTACCGACAATGATTTTACGTTCTATAGATGGATATATTATTAATATATCAAAAAACTTAACAAAAATAACAGATGTAGACATTAAAAAAATTTTAGATGTAAAAGATGGTGGGTGCGAAGAAATTAGTTGTAAGCATATTGGAAAAACTCTTATAAATAAAAAAGCAGTTAGAACAAATCATTTCTTTGAAATAAAGACTATGGAGCTTTTATTGGATACAATTTCTTGTTAACTACGCACAGCCATTCATTGTATCTACCAATGAAAGCGACATACGCATATTTATTGTGTCCGAAGCGGATAAAGAAACAGTGCCCGATAGCTTTGCTGTTGCTAGAAGAACGCCACTAGATATATTTGAGGCAAGAAAAATATTACAAACAGGTCCCCAACCTGCATTAATTGCATAAAAAGATAAAATTCCGCTTGTAGCCTGATAAACACCATCGACTAATTGAACCGTAAACCCAGTAGTAGAGCTTGCGGCTTGTCGAGCATACCCATTAGACGCAGGCTCATCAGTTAATTCGGTAATAGTATCTGCTGTAGAAATAACAGTTCTGTTATCAAGTCCGATATAGTAGTTTGCTGGAGGATACGACCCAGTATTGTTAAAACAGCATTTTAGAAAAAACTCTTCTCCTTTTGTGTGTAGCATATTGTACACATTTTTTTCTTCCCATATTACTTTTGAGTCTCTAACGTGTTGTACTTCTATAATTTTCATTATACCATGCCATGGTTTTTTCATTTTTGCCTTTCAATTTTTTCTTTTTCTTCATCTATCATTTTTTCAATAGCTTGCATTGAGAACCTCTGTGTACCTATTTTTTTATTTTCTTTTCTTTTTTGATTTTTAAGTTCTCTTTTGTTTCTTTTTAATTCGACTTCATTTAATTTGTATAAAGCCATTTGTATATACTGCTTAACGATAATAAGAGAAAAGTCTTCTGGGAAGTTTTGTAATGCTTTTTCCAAGCTGTTTTTAATTGTATTTATATTGTTTTTCATTTTTTAAGATAATTTATCAGGGAATTACAATCTTTTTGTAGTATTTCTGGTATAGATTTATTAGGAATTTCATTGATTTCATTATTCTCAAATTTAAATTTTATTTGTTTTTTATGGGTACTTCCAATTGTAACAATAGCTTCTTCAGACAAATATGCTATATTCCCATATTCTGGAGTAGGGTACAGTGCTTCCACAAAAATATTGTGGTTGTGCCAGATTATATTCTTTACTGCTTTATCTATTTTTTCAGCTAATTCCTGTACTCTTTTTTTTGAATGGTAAGAATAATTACTAATAGCTTTATCTATCTCTATACAGTTAATTTCCTCTGCATACAAACTAGTTTCATACTCTAATAACATTGAGTTTATTTTTTCTGCTGCTGTATTTGAATTTTTATATGCCCAATCAAATAGTTTTTTTCTTTCTTGTGATATCTTTTTTACTAAATGTGTAGCAACTGCCATCTCCAACAAAATTGAATTTGGGTACTGAGATTCTTCTAACAAATTTGTTAATTCTAGTTCATTAATCGTATCGTTTTTAACAAATTTTATACGGTCTTTGCTTGGGTTCATTAGCAAGCCAGATAGTTCTTCTATCAAACTATTATTGTATTGTTCTATAGAAAATTCTGTTTTCTTATTTTCTTTAATTTCTATGTATTTTTTGTAAGACATTTTTTCTTTCTACCAATCAAATTCACGTAAAATGTTGTTGTTTTTTCTTTGTTCGTTCATTATTGGACTTGCCGAGTTGTCCATATCTGGTGCCAGTAGATCTATTTCCTCTTCCTCAAGGTCGTCTATAGACATTTCGTCTATTTCTTTTTTAATTTCTTCATAAACTTGCGATTTTATGCTAGCATTATCCTCTCTAGTTCTTTCTTCTAATCCTATTGGAACATCTCTAGCTATTGACTCTCTAACATATAATGCCATGCACATAGAAAGTATGGCATCATCATGTTTTCCTTTTTGTGCCTGTGCTTTTTTTGTTACGGCATTATATTCAAATGTTTGAAGTTCTGTAACGAACCTTATGCTATTTATCAAAATAGAATTATTTATAAGTCTGTTTTGCAAAGACTCTAGGAATAAAGCCCTATTTGTCTGACCGATTTTTATTCCAGGCTTTGTATTAGAAGTTATTTTGTCTGTATCATAATAAAGATTATCATAATATAGGGTGTGTTGTAAGTTGCTTATTACAGCACCGCCTGGTCCCATATGTTCTATTGCCAGCATAGCATTATTGTAAAAAGTTCCCACTTCGTTTAGAACCTGAGCAAATTCATGTGGAACAATTGTGTTAGAATAAAATTCGGCTACTTGTTCAAGCGACATAGTGTCTATTATTTCAAAACAAGAATTATCATTATTTTCTCCTTGTCCTTCAGCACAATCTACTCCAATTATGTATTCATGACCTTCAATTGGCTCTTTCCAGACCCACAAGGCTCCCCTTAAATGTTCATTTTCTAATTGAGCCATTCGACCTGTACGATTAGACCATTTTGAAAATAATTTTCTGCTCGGATGATTTTCTCTCGTTTGTTCTGTTAGATCAGTTATCACTTTTGTAGGAAAATATGTTTCTCCTGATCCTAAAAACTCTCTCATTACTTCTTGTAAGAATCCTTTTGGTCCAAGCTGTGCTTTTTGCTCAGCAACCCATTTTGGATCATTATAATCGGGATGCTCCCAGTAATCTAAGTCTATAACATGAAATTTGTTTCTATTTTCTTTTGCATCAACATATGTTTGCTCATACCAATTACCCAATCCATTAACAGTAGAAATTAAAGTGCATGATCCACCGGTAGACAGTACCGGCCACATAGCTTTCCAGTGCTTTTCCATATCGTCAATAAATGCGGCTTCGTCTACGATTAAAAATGTAACGGCTTTACCTCGTGCCGCCTCAGGAGAGTAAAACTTTATGGCGGAACCAGTGTCTGTAAACATTTTTAAATGATCGTTCCATTTTCCTTCTTTTTTTGGCTTTAACCAAATTGGAAAATGCTCGCAAGCCCTATCGATCATCATGCCAATGTCGGTTGCTTCTCTATCTGTTTTAGACAACAACATTATTTGTTGATCCATTTGAAACATACACCTCCATAGCCCCCACAAAAGAGTAACGGTGGTGAGTCCTCCCTGCCTAAACTTGCTAATTATGTTGAATCTATAAACCTCGTAATCCTTAATTACCTTTCTTTGGTACCCATATAAGACAAATGGAACAAGACCCTTCATTGGATGTAGAATCTTAATATATTTGTGGCAAAAATATGGAAAAGAATTACAACATTTTATAATTTCTTTTTGCCTTCTATCAGAGTCATACGCATCAACCTCTTCGGCTGATTCGCAGGGATCTATTTCAAGTTCGTATTTGTCAAATTCGTAATATTGAGGATCATACTGAAATTGTTTCTTTTTTTTATCAAAAATGCCGCCAGATTCATAAAAGTCTTTTAAATTTTTATGTGATTTTTTCCAGAATTTTTCTTTAGACATAATACTAACTTAGTTAATGTTTGCGAGAAACATATCTAGTAGACTTGACTCTCTGTTTAAATTATTATAATATATCTCAATCAATATAATTAAATTAAAAAGGAACGTTAAATGGGCGAAAAATCAATACAATTAGCAGATATGCTGGAGATACTTAATGGAGACTTAAGAAATGAATGGAAGCACTTAAGATTTTACCTATTCCATGCTAGTGCTGTAACAGGTCTTCATGCTACAGAGTATAAAGAGTTTTTTCTTGAAGAAGCAGCAGGCGAAATGGTGCATGTAACGCAGTTTTCTGACTTAATCATAGGATTAGGGGGAACCGCAACAGATAAGTCTAATGACTTTTTAAAGTTTAAAAAGCCAAAAGAAATATTAGAATATGCTTACGAAATGGAAAAAGAAGTTGTTTCAAATTATTCTGAGCGAATAAAACACGCCCAAATATTGGGTGGCGTCGACGGGCAATGGTTAGAAATTTTCCTAGAAACACAAATACAAAAGAGTCGAGAAGATGTAGACCATTATAAACAAATAATTCAAGAATAGAGGAGATCCAAATTCCTATTGAAAACGAAGTTAAGTTTGTATTGCTTGAAACAATAGAGTCCGAGCAATCAATAGCAGAACAAGCAGAACAAAAACTTCATATAGAACAAAAATACCTTACTATAGAAAAAGGAATATCTGTTCGTATAAGACGCACAATAAATAATAGTATTTCTTCATATTCTATGACAGTTAAGAAAAATGTTTCAGGGCAATGCATAGAAATTGAATGTTTAATATCCAAAGATGACTTTGATAAATTGTGGACCACGGGACACAATAAAGTCACCAAAATAAGGTACCTATACAAAGGTTGGGATATTGATTTTTTTAAACGCCATAATGGTAAAAATTATATCGCAATTGCAGAAATTGAGATGTTACCATTACAAAAGGCTCCTAAATTCATTCCAATTATAATAAAAAGAAATATAATCCATAATGTTGATATTAATGATAATCGTTTTTCCAACAAAAAGTTAGGAAATATAAAATATGCCAACCAACTTCTTAAAAAAATTAAAAAAATAATAAAGATTTGACCCAGAAATTTAATTGTGTTATAATAAAAAGGTGTCAAATAACAAAAGAATTAAGGAGTTAAAATGAAGTACAATTTAGTAGAAAACTATCCGGTTGCAAGATTTTGGTATAAAGGAACTCACACGCACCCAGTTCGTAGAACTGTACTCGTTACAGAGTCTACAAAAACGCATTTGAGTGGATACGAACTTAGAGATGGAAATATTGTAAGACAGACAATAAACGCACCTGTAAAAACATACATAAGAAAGAAAATTGCAAAAGGAAGAAATTTGAGAGCAAGGCAAAAGAGCGTAATCAATCTTTCTAAAACTACTTTAGTGAGAAAAAGCCTCATGAGTCTCATAGAATCTGGAATTTAGAAAATTTTTTACAAATTGTACACTATATTAAGATTAAGAACGAACGTAATATCCGCTCCTACTGATTTTAGACAATCATAAGATTGCATTTAGTGGGAGAGGAAACTCACCCGCATTTAGCGTGTGTGTAGCTCAACGTCCACGAATTAGAAAAGGGTAAAAAAAATGAATAATGTTGAAAAATGGACACTTGATGACGGAAGACGAGCTGAAAAAACAACCACAGAAAAACAAGTTAATGAGTTAGAGTTTGAGAGAGTTATAGAAATTAGTGTAGAAGAAGAGCGAACATTAAATTTGCAAAAAAGAATAACAGAAAAAACTCGACCATTTGTTTATGAAAGAACAATAGAAACAATTAACGCAACTGGTGAAGTCGTTGACAAAGTGGTTGAGTCTATTGATCCTGAAGTTAACCTTAAATTAGTACAATTGAATAATGATAGTTATGTTACAAAAAACGAAATGATTGAAACAATTGTAGAAGCTATAAAGTCTTCAAAAGATTTGCCTGTTAGTGCATGTCAAATTAATACGAGAGGTGCCGCAGAAGAAATATCAAATTTAAAAGTAGTTGGCTATTCTGTTAAGGATATTGTTTTAACGCTTGTTATTGTATTACAGGTTGCATTCTTAGCCTATTTGCTTGTTACTAAACCCAACTAAAATAAGGAACCCAAATGTCTTTTTACCAAAATGTATTTAATCAAGAGTTCAAAGGAAATTGGGTTCTGTCAGATAGACAATATTCTCTTACTTTTACGTGCCCTGCAAATAGAAACTCCTCAGAGTATCAGTATGCATATACAAACGGACCTTGGGACTTAACAAATGGTAAAGATCATTTATTATTAAACTATGCATGGGATGTTGATTTTAAGAACTACGCAGTATTAGATGTAGATCTTCTACCAGCCGGAGCATTAGCTCCAGCTTTAGATACTGCTGTTACCGCATACGAAGTAGTAGCAATTTTAAATGCAAACGCAACATTTTCGGATATGTTCGTTGCAGAAACATCTGTTGATCGGTCTAATCCAAGCTTAATAACCGTTATAATAAAATCGAAAACTGGAAGAGCAAAGAAAGATATTAAGCTATGGATAAGCAATAGCGGGTCAGAAAGATCCATGAAATTCAATAAGTATGCAGGTGTTGCAGAACTACCAACTTATTTTGATAGGCACACAATCAGCAGTAGATTCAGTTTTTCTGATTCTGCTGGTGCTCTCATACTGCTTGACAACACGGATGGTGCGGAAGACGAAGACGTTATAACACTTGCGGGATTCGATCCAGCTAATCCTCTAGAAGATTGGGCGTTGCTTCGAGGAAGAGCATCTGGACTTTTTTCCTTTAAAAAGCAAACAGTAGACGGGGCAAGTAGGATTACGGAGATAATTGAGTATCCAGCAGGAGCAGCGGCTGGTGATTTTGCTAGAAAAACATTAATGACTTACACAGGTGATCAGACGGCTCCAGATGAGATTCTGCAAATTCCTTATGTATTAGCAGATGGTGATTTGATAGAGCCTTAATAGCTAATTAGTTAATTATAGTTGCCTTAATTTAACTTCAATTATAGTAGAATCTTTTAGTATTTTTTCTGCGTTATTTACTGCTATTATTTTTGCTTCTTCTTTTGTTAAAGCAAATATAGAAAAAATATTTTTGTATTCTATACCAAGACCTCTATCATATCTAACAATTGCTTGCCATTCTTTCTGGCGATTCACAAGCAACCATCCGGCAGCGGCAGCATCATCAAAACTTTTGTATTCCAATTTATTTTGGAAAGAATCATTCGTTTGTGTTGAAATTTTTTCTAAAATGAATTTACCATGCATATTTGCATAAATTATAATTCCATTTAAAGAAAACACTTCTTGTTGATTGACTAAATCCCCCATTTTTTTCTCAAATTTTCTAATATTGTGTTTTTCTGTTTTTCTTTTTTATTTATATTTTCTTTTTTATCTCTTATTTTAACTTCTTTGTCAATGCCTTTTGCAATATTATAAAAATATTCTATTTTTTCTTGCCACTTTTCTTGTGGAGCATAGTTTTCTAATTCTCCAGATACCTCCTTATAAACTACATTGCTTTCGTTTGTTACTATTATTTCTCTTAAATGGAATCTAACAAGAATAGAGATATTTGATCCACGTGATAATCCATCAAAGTGTAAACCAATTTCTTGCGTTTGTTCCATATCATCCATTGTGTGTATGGTTTCTTCTGTTTCCTGAAACTCATATGGATCTGCAAACTCGGTGCAGTCGGAGTACAGTCCTCCTTGCCTTATGATGGGGAACCCAAGTCTTTTTGCAATTAAGCAAAATTTACCACCAAGACCCATATAGCCATTTTTCATTGCTTCTAATGTTCTTGCCTCTTGAACTCTTTGATAAGGATCCATTTTAATTTCCGTTAATTGTTAAATTTTGATATAAAAGTCATATATATATATGTACATCTACAAAACAAAAGGAGTTGTTATGTTGAGTTTCTTAAATAAATTTTATAATATTTTGACTTTAAGACAAGAGTCAATCCATGGAGAACCGTTATTTTTTCATAATGGAACAAATAGCACAAGATTCTATCTTAATGATCCAACCACGCCACAATTAATTAATGAGCAAGATGCTACGTTTAAAACAGCTTTACCAATTAGTTCTTTAAACGATAAAGGCGGAGGATTTGAATTAGGAAGCCTTCAACAACAAGCCAGTGCGTGCAGTATAATGATAAACAATATATTGTCGTACATGATGGTTGCATATAAAACATCTGGGCCATTAAAAACGATATCAAAATGGGCAGCAACAAACAACTTGGCGATTAAATCCAGAGCTGGAGTCGATATAAACGCTTATTATGATAGAAAATCATTAAAATTCTTTTATTTTAAAGATACTGTTAAAAATAAAACTGTTTACGCTTGCGACTCTAACTCTGTCGTCTCACACGAATTCGGACATGCTTTTTTAGACATAATGCGCCCAGACTTTTGGTCAACACAAGCCCCAGAAATATGGGCATATCACGAAGCATTCGGAGACATTACAGCATTAATAGCATCGCTTCAATACGATTCTTTAATTAACTGTGCCCTAGAAGAAACAAAAGGCAATATGATGCAGTCTAATGTTATTTCAAGACTGGCTTCAGAAATGGGAATAGGACTTAACAATGTGTCCAGAGATAAAGATCCTGGACGTAACTGCCTTAGAGATCTTTCTACTGTATTTGTTTATCAAACACCAGAAAGCCTGCCTAAATCTGGTCCAGAAAGTATGCTTATTAATGAATGCCATAGTTTTAGTCGAGTTTTTAGCGGTGCATTTTATGAGATTTTAATACTGATCAATAAACATCATATAGCTTTAGGAAGATCGCCATTAGATGCTATGAAAATTTCAAGAGACGTTATGGCAAGATATCTATTAAAAGCAACAGCAGCAGTTCCTGTAACAGTAAGACTATTTGATGCTTTATCCAGACAAATACTACAAGTAGATCAAAGCGAAGGTGGTAAATATCAGGATATAATAAAAGATGTTTTTACAAGACGCAAAATTTTAATTCAAAGAATTTTAATGCTAGATAATGCAAATATTGATTCTGTAAAAAAAACCATTTCAGATAATCCATATGAATTGCACCTTTTGAACAAAAATAAGCTTTTAAGAACAATTTCTAAAAAAACAATAAATTTATCTAAAATGGATAAAAAAATATCTATTTTAAGTAATAACCCTTTATTAAAATTAGACATAGATGTTCCAAGTGAAACAGGTTACTATTTTGATGAAAATAATATGCTTTTTGATGTAGTAGAAACAACGAACGAGGAGATGATTACTGCTGCATATGACTGTTTAGAGTTTTTAGACAAAAAGCACTTGGTCGGAAGCCATGGTAATGCTTTATTTGAAATCAAACACGGTAAGCTCATAAGAAAACAAATTGTGTGCAGATGTGGAGGTGCATAATGTGTAAATGCTTGCCAAATTACTGCGACCCCTCGGCACCAGAATACCAAAAACCATGGAAACCAGCCAATAATTCCAGTTGTAGTGGGGCAGCATGCCTTCCAAGGAGTTGTGACTGCTCTCAAACAGTTAATATTCAAACAGAGAAAAAAGGTTGTTTTTTGACTGTAAAAAATTGTTTTAAAAATACATATCAAGTTGGTCAGAAGATAAGTAGGAAAAGTTGCTAAAATATAAATATATAAACCATAAATTTTTTTCACCTTTTTAATACATAGTTACATTCTAATTAGCGTTATAAAAAAAATAAGAGAGGAATTCAATGAAGAAACTTGTACTTTTAAAAGAAAAATCACCTAGCTGCCATTTGATAAATTATTTTTTTGTATCCGTTACTTGCGAACTCGATACCGTTGTGAATCATGAATTTATAGGTTCGAATGAATCATGCAGCTATGACGATTATGACGACGATGAAGATGAAGATTACGATGATGACGATGATGATGATGAAGATGATGACGAGGACGATAGTGACGATGGTTACAATGACTACAAATATGAAAAGTATGATGATGATGATGATGATTACGAAGATGATGATGAGGATGATGATGAGGACGAGAACGATGATGAGGACGATGAGGACGAGGATGAGGATGAAGACGACGATGAGGATGAAGACGACGATGAAGATGATGATTGGTCCATAGATGGATAATTGATATGTAATATATAATATTTGTACTTACACGATGTAAGTATTGTTTGAAACAAGGAGGTTTATGGTCAAAGTAATTTGTTTTTTTACACTTCTATGCTTTTTAAGCTTTTCTTATAAAATAAATTCAGATTTTGGTAGCGAAAAACAAGAGCTAACAGAAAATGAAGATGAACTTAAGAATGTTATGGTGCCTATCCAAATGCAAGATAGGGTCTATAATAAAACCGGTGTGCAATGTGTGTGGGCGTCTATTGAATGTGTAGGACGATATGCAGAGGAGCCAAAATTAATTGGGCTTACTAAAGATAAAGAATGTCAGAGCTATGCAAGTCCATCATCACTCTCAGCTAAACTGAAGAAATTAAATGTAAGATATGAACAGACAACAAGCCGTAATGATCGTAGTCTTATAATTAAATCCGTTGTTAAAGAAAGACGAGGTTGCCTGTTCGCAGTTCCAGGACATGCTATGACATTAGTGCATTATGATGCAATAAAAGGAGTAGTTAAGTATATCAACAACAGCGACAGAAGCTTACAAATTAGAACATGGACTATGAAAGAATTTGAACAAAGATGGGACGGATGGATTTGTGCAATATATGCTGATAATGATATTATTCCCAAAAAATACACTATAATGTATCCAATATCAATAATCGATAGAAGTGCAATACAAGGCGATTACGATAAGAGCTACATATTGATGCCACGCCAGCTAAACTGAATGATTGTCCAAATTAACAGGCTTCGGAAAAGCTTTTTTTGGAGAAGCGTTTGTTTTTGGCAATCGAACATGTGGCGGTGGATTTTTTTTTGTTATAGGCAAATCATCCTTATATGTTGGGAAAGCTCCTATAACTTCACCAGGCTTTTCATCGTCCACTCCAGAAACATTGCCGACAGACCCACCATAATTTTCTAACCATTTTTTAAAATAAAACATATAGCACCTAAAAATATTTAATTATAATGTATATATATTAAGTAATGGAATTCTATTGTTCGACAAGGAGGATTATGAAAAAAATAGTCAATATATTGATTTTAGTTAATTTGTTAAGTGCTGGTTATTTAATCTGTTCTATTTATGAAGAAAACTTTTTAAATAAGCAAGAAGATAATTCAAAAAATTATGGTATAGAAAGCAATTACTATAATTATCAAAAAAGCATTCTGCATTTTAGTTGCGAATAATATTAATTCAAAAAACCAGTAGAAAAAATATTTTTTTGTTGGCTTAAAAAGTAATTATACCTTTCGTAACAATCATCAGCTTCTTTCATAACGTTTAATGAAATACAATCTTTTTCTTTGTTAAAAGTTATTGGAGATAAAAGCTCTTTTTTAAAATTTATTTTCTCTTTTAAATCAAAAATGTCTTCAATTAAAGACATGCCTTTTTCCTTATATAAATCATCAAAAGTTAAAAGAATAGAATTTGGTGCTATTTTTGCAACCTCACATATTCTTCTAAGCCTATATTCATAATAACGAGCAGCAAATATCTCGTTTATATTTTCTTTTATAACCATAAAATTTAAAACATCTTGTGGTCTTCTTATAATGTTTATCAAGAAAAACTTAGAATAATCTAGTTTTGTTGAAAGTTGATGGTTTTTTAGTATTTCATCAATATAAACTGCCGACTTATTTTTCTTTTTATGCAACTGCTTTGTAAGGCTAAGAAGATCTATATTGGTTAAATAATTGTTTTCTGTCCTATATCTTTTATAACCTTGAATATTACCAATATCGCATAAGGATTCATACAAAGCAGAGCTGCCTGAATAGAAATGGCTGTTTAATATGATTATTTTTTTCATATATGTCCGACAAAATTAAAGATTGACATACTATAATAGTAATAAAACAAAAAGTCTGTTTACTTTGTAGAAAAGAGAAGAACAATGCCCATATGGAGTGATTTTTTTAAACTGTTCACGTACGCCGGTGAGCAGGATCCTTTGTCAAAACAAAAGGATAACAATCAATTTCAAGGAGCTGGAATTGCACAACCGGATGCTATGGGCGTCGATTTCGCTGGAAGCGGTCCCAATTCGGGCACAGCCGGATTGCGTCAAACGAATGATATGATCGATACGACCACTCTCACAAATCGGTCGATGAGATACAAAGAATACGAAAGACTAAGAAACGTACCAGAAATAGAAATGGCTATGACAGTGTTCTCTGATGAGGCATGTGTCGTTGGAGACACAAAAGTAGCTACTCCTTTTGGAATGATTAGTATAAAAGAACTAGCAGAGGAAAAAGGTAAAGAAAGATTCTTGGTTTATTGCTATGATTTTGAAAGTAAAGACTACTCATTAGGATGGGCTTTTTCTCCAAGATTAGTAAAAGAAGAAAAAACACTAACACTTGTGCTAGACAATGGCACTACTTTAACATGCACCGAAGATCATAAAATATTGAAAAGAGATGGAACTTGGGCAGAAGCTGGCGAATTAAAACTATTTGAAGAGTTAATGCCCTTTTATAGAAAGCCAGCAAATTTTAGATTAACTAAAATAAGACAAAAACAATACCCAAGATTGTTTACTTTTTCTCATGGATGGATTCACGAAAGAAAATTTATAGACGATTGGAAATCAGGTAATAAAAAATCAGATTATAAAAGCGAAGTTGTAAGCAAAGCAATGAGAATGATCGGAGCAGGCATATCTGTTCGAAAAATAGTAGCAGAAATAAAAAAAGATTGGCTTACCATAGAAAGTTGGATAAAAGCACAAGGCTTTTCACACCAAGAAACAAAGAATTTATTCAAATTAGAAGATAGAAGAAAAATTGTAGGAATACATCAAAATGAAGACCCGCAACCTGTTTATGATCTTTCTGTAGAAAATCACAAATGCTTTGCAACAGATAGCTTAATAATTCACAATTGCCAAAAAGATGAAACAGGAAATATCCTGAAAGTTGTTGCAAATAATGAAGAAGTTAAAAAAGAAATAGAATTTCTAATGCTTCATCGAAAAATGCTGAACATAAACAGAAACGGATGGGGATGGTTTAAGAGCTTGTGTATATCAGGAGATTTATTTCTAGAAATAATTATCAATCCTGATAGCCCAAAAGATGGAATATACAAAACTGTACCGCTACCGCCCGACACAATGTACAAAATAGAAACAGTTAAAGGAAAGGTAATAGAATACCAACAGTCAAAAGAAGGACCAGACTATCAGGCTATAGTAAGAGGATCAGCGGATGGATTCAATGACACAGAACTAAACAACACAACAGCAATACGATTTGCTACAAATCAAATCGTACATTTTAAAATAGGAGATGATAGAAAAACATTTTATCCATACGGACAGTCTTTAGTAGAACCAGCAAGAGGTCCAGCACATAACCTCAGAATGCTAGAAGATGCTATGGTAATTTATAGGCTCACCCGCGCCCCTGAGAGGCGTGTTTTTTACATAGATGTAGGGCAATTACCTCCATTCAAAGCAGAAGCTTTCCTAGAAAGAGTAAAAGATCAATTCCGCAAAAGAAAAGTAACAAGCAATAGAGGAAATAGTGCAGGAGCTAATCAAGTAGACGAAAGATGGCAACCTCCTGCACAAGATGAAGATTATTGGTTGCCAACGAGACCAAATAGCAACACTAGAATTGAAACTCTTCCAGGTGCTGAAAACTTAGGAGAAATTGACGATGCTATATATTTTAGAAATAAATTACTTACTTCACTTAACTTTCCTAAAAATTATTTTAATAACGAAGATCCTACTGCAACAAGAATAACTTTGTCTTCGCAAGATGTAAAATTTGCACGAATGATAGAAAGATTACAAAGCAATTTTGAAGACGGACTTTTAGCAATAGCTGAAACGCATTTACATCTAAGAGGTTTTCCTGAATCATCTTATCAAGATATTAGAATAAAAATGACGCCACCATCCGATTGGAGAGAACTCTCTCGATCAGAAGTCATTACCGCTCGATACGGAAATGCAGCAAATCTAAAAAGCTCACTTCTTATGTCAGATTATGACATAATAAATAAAATACTAAAGTATGGGGAAAACGAAACAGAAGAAATGATTGCAAGATTAAAAATACAAAAACTTGAAGATCTTAAACTTCAAGTTATGGCTCAAAATCCACAGCTTCTAGGCGTGGGAATACCAGGACAAGAAGAATCTTCAACAGAACTAGGCACAGATCCAAGTGGACCGAATCCCATGATATCGCCAGAAGGACAACCAGAAGGACAACCCGAGGGACAACCCGAAGGACAACCTGATGAACAATCCGACGAACCACAAGGACCAGAAAAAGAGCAAACACCAGAACCAATTAATTTAGAAGAACCATCAAAAGACGATATAAAGAAATATGATCTAGAATTACAAGGATACGAAGCAGAACAAGACCTTGAAGATATAGATTATAGCGTCGGGGACAACGGATGATAAAAATTTTTCCTAGAATAGCAATGAAAAATAGGAAAATGATAGAACAATCATCTTTAGTGGGATGCTATTCATGTTGCAAAATATTTGATTCAAAAGACGTAAAAGAATACACAGACCGTAATGAAACGGCATTATGCCCGCATTGCAACGTCGATTGCTTGGTCGGAAATCAATGCGGATTCGTTCTAGAAGAAAGTATATTAATAAAAGCACGCCAATACTGGTTTAATAATTGTTAACTGCTGGGTTGGCATTAGGATCCTTAGAAACATCACCTAAACCTTGTGTAATCATTCCGCTAACACGCTTGCCACCACGAGTTACGCCAGTTCTTAAGTCTGATAGTGACTCAAAGTCATGTTGCTTTAGTATTGCTTCAACTGTATCTCTTACCTCTGGAATACTATTGCTTTGAGCTTTAAGCCACGATATAGCAGCACCCGGCCTTTCGCCAAGTATTAACTCAAAAGCCTCTATTGCAGCACTTAAAGCAGCTTGTGTTCTTGCATCTAATCCAATGCTTCCCGCTCCTCCAAGCATCTCTTTGCCCATGTTCATGGCACTTATTTCTTGTAGTTTTACGTAATCTATAAATTTTTTCAATGTATTACTCTCCTAATTTTTAGCTTAGATGTATATCTATGTATTAGTCACTAATAAAAAATTATTATATAAAAAAATATTTTATTTGTTAAAAATTTGCATTGAATATATATATAACTCATTCGGATCAAACAATACAGGGAGTCAATTGACCTATGAAAAGAAAACTAATTAGTTTCGATGTCTTCAAGAATCTTGAAGAACAGTCACTTACAAACGCTCAGAGAGAATTGGTTGAGGCTCAAGATGTTTTGGCCGAAGCACTAGGCGTAGAAAGCATCAAACTGTTTACCTTCGGAGAATCCGAAGTAACATATGAAGTACAAGATGGTACTTACATTCATGCAACATATACCATAAAAGATAATAGCATCATATTAGAAAATATAGAGCAACTTGTTGTTGACGAAGAAGGCGAAAGAAAGAATACAAGAGAAATCATCTCGCAAATGGTGGAATCTATTATAAGCAATGATGAAAACAAAGCCAATCAAAAGTTTGAGCAGTACATAAATACACCCGCTGTTAAAAGAAGCCTAAACGAAGCAGCGTTCAAAGTTACAACATCAAGACCAACCGGTAAACGTTCTGAACTATGGCACAAGCGCCAGTCACGCTCAACGGTTGCTAAAAGAACCAGAGCTAGGAAAATGACACTTTCCAGAATGTCACCTTCACAGAAGAAGCAACTCGCCAGAGCAAGAGCTATTGCGAAAAGAAAGTTGGGCGGCACGACAAACAGCAGAGCACGTGTTTATGCAAGGAAAATCAAGAAAAGTCATATGAAAGAATGGAACACAATAATTGAAAATGTAACTAATTATATTAATTACAAACAATTCGGTTCTGTTATGACTGAGTCCTTCGTAAAACATGATAAAAATGGAGAAATATCATCGCTATCAGTGCCAACAACCTCTAAAAGAAATGAAGGAAAGATTCTTTCTTTTAATTGGGACACAATGGATCACGAAGTAAAGTGCATGCGTAGCAAAATGAAGAATATAAAAGAAGATCAGAATTTTATCAAAGCTATGGCAGATCTAAAAAGATATAACAACATATCAGACAACACTTCGCTAGAAAGTACATTGGAAGCTATTGTAACTCGTTGGCCTGAAATGATCTATATGACAGAGTCGGAACTAGCTACACAAATTTCAAAGGCACTAGAATCAGCAAATATTAAAAACTTTGATGATAAAACTTGCTTGTTTATGGCAGAAGCTGTGCTGCGAACTGCACACAATGCATATGCAGACAGAGTTAAAAATATAAGCAAATTAGCCGGAGAAACAAAAGATGTAACAAGCGAATGCAAAGATTGCGAAGATGCTTATAATGACTTTAAAAATGTTGTAGAACAGTTTTATGTCAAATTAGACGAATCAGAAGAAAAAGAACTAAAGGTTTTTGAAGACCTGTTTAACGCTTTGAGAGAAGTACATGCTTTTGCTGTAGAAGCCGAAGACAAAGAAGAACTAGAAGAGATTGAAGGTCTTCTCGAAAGATGCGTTTCTGTACTTAAAAAAGAAAGCGAAATCGATCTTGAACTCGCAGAAGAAATGACAGACTATTTGGCATATTTCTCTGAGGCAAATGTCGATGGAGCATCACAGGATTGGGATGTCGAAGAGAAACCTCATCATTCCGTATCAGGAAATCATCCTTATGTTGATAAACTTGCAAAATCAGATGCTGTAGCAAGTTTGTACAACGGTGACTGGAAAAGCCCAGCACCTGTGAGTGATGGAAAAAGTCACCATGGTAATCTTGATGATGAAATGAAAAATGATGGATGGAGCAATTGTGGAGGCGATGACACATGGCCAACACTAGATAATCCATATGTTCCTAAATCCGATACATATAAAATGAAAGAAAAGTCTGTTGTTGATGATGGTGATGAACTCGCTCAGAATCAATCAAATGACACATGGCCAAATTTGAGTAATCCTTATGCTAAAGTAGGAAAAAATACACCCAAAGACGTAGAGTAATTTATAAAAAAAAGGAGTACGTTAATGGAACAAAAACAAACACTTTTCGTAGATTGCTGCTGCAATTCTGGCTTTACTCTGGACTTAAATGAGTCCACTGAAAAAGGCACAACCGTTTTTAAAGGTAAATTCCAAGAAGCAGAGGCTGTTAATAAAAACAAAAGAATATACCCATATGCTGTATTAGATGAAAATGTTAAAAAACTAATACCAATAATCGAAGCAAGAGGACTTGTAGGTGAATTAGACCACCCAGCAGATAGTATTATTCATTTTGAAAAATGTTCCCACATAATTACTAAGCTATGGTGGGAAGGTAATAGCCTCATGGGACAAGGAGAGATACTGAACACACCACACGGTAGAATATTAAAAGGATTGCTAAATGATGGCGTTAGAATAGGAATCAGTAGCCGTGGGGTAGGGAATGGGAAAAATGATGATAATGGTATTTTAATAATTGGAGAAAGTTATAAACTCATCACGTTTGATGCTGTAGCTGATCCAAGTACATATTCTGCTTTTCAAGAAAAAGTAGTAGGGAAAAAAGAAAATTATGAAGCACATGCAAACAAAGATCTTCAATTAACAAAAAAAGCAGAAAAAATTGACTCGAGCTGCATACATAAAGTTAACAAAGAAGCACTCATTGCTTGCTTGGGCGGAATAATAGAACAAAAAACAGAAACATTAAAGCGAGGTTAGACTAATATGGAAAAGATTGTAGAAGCATTAAGAAAACTTTTGCCAGAAAATGAAATCAATGAGGTTTCATCCGCCGTTCAACAAATGTTGGAACAAGCAAAGCTTGATCTAGAAACAGAATTCAACGAGAAACTTGAAGAAGCGTATGGCGACCTATCCAGCGAAGTAGCCGAAGCAGAAAAAATTGCAGAAGCTGGATATGAAGAAGCATATGCAATTATTGCAGATCTTAGAAACAGATTAGAAATTCAAGGCGAAGAATATAAAGCCGCATTAGAAGAAGGATACGAAGAAGCATACGAAATGCTCACCCAAGAAAAGGGAAAGAATCAAACACTCGAAGTAGAAATGTACGAAGAGTATGACAAAAAGCTTTCCGAAATGAAAGAATATATCGTAGACAAAGTCGACCAGTTCCTACAGTTTAAAGGTCAAGAGATTTATGAACAAGCTAAACTTGAGATCGTAAATGATCCTCGTATGGCAGAACATAAAGTCGCTCTTAACAAAATTGTAGACATAACTGCAAACTACCTGTCTGACGATGACTTTGCTGCTGTATCTTCAAATAAAGTTGAAGAAGCAAATAAGAAGATAGAAGAAATGAAAGGACAGCTTCGAATCATGGAAGCCCGCAACATCAGAGTTTCAACAGAAAATACCAAGCTCAATGAAACCGTACGACACGCTCAAGAAGTAATCAACGAAAGCCGAAAAGCTGTCGTGGAAAGCAAAAAGGAAGCTGTCGTTAACGAACAGAAAGAAAGAACTGAAAAAGCAAAGAATGTAACGGGGAGAGGAAGAACAAGTGATGGTGAAGTCGTATCGGAATACGCATCACCCAATAATAATAATTCTGGTGCAGATCAATTATTGATCCTATCAGGATTGAAACAAGCTCAATAAATTTAACTCATATAAATTATAAGGAAAATATGAACGCAAATTCGCAATTTCTCAATGAAGCAAAAGAGTTAGAATCTCGCTGGGCGCAGACAGGTCTCCTCGAAGGCATTACAGACAGGTTCACTCGATCTGCTACAGCGGTTCTACTCGAAAATCAAAGGCTTATGAACGAAGCCAGCACCGACACAGGTGACGTTGCTCAGTTCAAACGAATCAGTATACCACTCGTTCGTCGTATCTATCCACAGCTTATCGCTAACAAAATTGTTAGCGTTCAGCCACTACTCGGACCAACAGGTCTAGTGTATTATCTCCGATTCCGATATGGTAGCAATAAGGGTGCAACTCGAGGTGCTGACAAGAACGGTTTCCCAACTGATGATGCAAACAGCTTGATGCAGTTGGCAGACGGTACTGCCAATTTAGATATTTTCTATAGCAGCCAGTTCGTTCAGAATGAAGTATCCAATACGGATACAGGCACCGGAACCACAGTTGTGTACACCGGAACTGAACACACTCCAATCCTAGCAGGAACCATCACTGGTACTGTTTATGATAATGCTACTGCAATTCAGACGTTTGTTGTATCAGCGGCTGGCGTTTTTACATTTACTGATATTGGTAGTCCAAATCCTAAAGCTCAATCTGCTGGATCAAGCGTTAACACAACAACGGGCGAACTAACAGTTGTGTGGACCGGTGTTGCAGGAGATAATCATCTTGTATTCAGCTATGAATACAATATGGAATGTAATCAGGATCTACCAGAAATCAACCTAGTTATTGAGTCAGAAGAAATTGCTGCAAAAACACGCAAGCTAAAAGCTGTGTGGAGCTATGAAGCTCAGCAAGATCTACGCTCACAGCACAATCTTGATGCTGAAGCTGAGTTGACTGCTGTTCTAGCTCAGGAAATTAACCTTGAAATCGACCGTGAAGTTCTAACCGATCTTCGTAACAATGCTGGTACCGTATCAGCTTGGGATTTCAATACCGCTCTTGGTGATACCATCAAAGAGAAGTATGAATCACTATATGTTAAGGTTGTCGAAATCAGCAACGTAATTCATCGTAAGACATTACGTGGTGGTGCCAATTGGCTCGTAACAAGCCCAGAAGTTGCCTCAATATTTGAGACGGCAACCGCCGGCTTCGCTCCAGCCCCAAGTGAGACGTTCACAAGCTCACTCGGTGTTCAGTATGTTGGTACTGTCAATAACAGATGGAGACTCTACAAGGATCCACTATTCCCAAGCAATCAGGTATTGATGGGATATAAGGGCGACAGCTACATGGACAGCGGATATTTCTACTGCCCATACGTGCCACTCACCCAGACTCCAGTGGTTCTTGACCCAGAATCCTTCTGCCCACGCAAGGGAATCTTGACTCGTTACGGAAAAAAATTATTAAGGGAAGGGGCAAAATTCTACGCCAGATTATCTATCGCTAATTTTGTGATATAGGCATGAATATTTGTTCGCTATAAAAACTAAACCTCGACTGGAAACAGTCGAGGTTTTTTTGTAGAATTTACTATACTAAATTAAACGTAAAAACCAAAAAAAGGACAAATAAAATGCCTAGTGGTGGATCCAATAAACTTTCTTATGAAGATGTCAAAATTATTTTTGAACAAAATGGACTTAAGTTATTGGAAAAAGACTATGTAAACAATAATACTCCTCTTGAGTGCATTTGTGTTTGTGGAAATAAAGTTAAACTACGTCTGTCTCATGTGAAAAAAGGCGAAAAATGTCAAAAATATTGTATGCCTAAAATTCTTTCTGATAAATTTAAAACTAAAGATGAAGAAATTAAAAAAGTATGTGATGAAAATGGTTGCAAACTTATAAAATCATGGATTCATAAAAAAAGAACTCGAATAAAATATATTTGTAAATGTGGAAATGATTGGGAAGCTTATCTTTGTAACTTTAGACGTTGTCCCAACTGTAAAAAGTGTGGAAATGCAAAAGTATCAGGAGAGAATTGTTATATGTACGATCCTGATAGAGATGCTGTTAAATTAAGAAAAAGATTCCGTAAAATGTGTGGTCAATATATTAAACGGTTTATGGATGCCACAGGACAATGTAAAACACGTCATACGCACGAATTATTAGGTTACACGCCACAGCAGTTGCAAGCACACATATTAAATCATCCTGACTATGAAGCTCTTAAAAATGAAGAGTGGCACGTTGACCACATTACGCCTATTCAAGCATTTTTAGATCATGATATATTAGACTTAAAGATAATTAATGCTTTAGATAATTTGAGACCAATGAAAGGATTTGAAAACTTATCAAAGGCAGACGAATATTCTAAGGAAGAATTTAAGAACAAATATAAAATAGATTTATTTTTTCAAGATAAACCATCCCTACTCAATTAAATCAAATCATTTATTTCTGCACCAACTCCTATTGATTCAATCATAAGCTGTGATACTATATAACGTTATGATAAAAGACCCCACAGAGTTCGAATTTTCTTCTAAAAAGCTAAAAATCGACTGTTCATGTGATTATTGTGGACTTCCATTTCAAAGAACTATATCTAATCTTGAAAGATCCCACAAACATATAAAAAAAGATTCTTGTGGCAAAAAAGAGTGTGTACAGAAGAAGAAAAAAGAAGTATTTAATTTGAAATATGGCTGTGATAATCCATTTCAATCACAAGAGATAAAACAGAAAATAGCAGATTCTAATCTGCAAAAATATGGTGTTGTTAATCCTACACAAAATGAAGAAATAAGAAAAAAACAAAAGAGTACATGTTTAGAAAAATATGGAGTTGAGAATCCTTTTCAGTCACAAGAAATAAAGGACAAAATAAAGAGGCAGAATATTAATTTGTATGGTGTTGAGAATAGTTTTCAAAGAAAAGAAGTTCAAGAAAAACAAAGGAATACCATACAGAGAAACTATAAAGTTAGTCATTATTCAAAGACTCAGGAATGTAGAAGTAAAGTAGTCGCCACCAACATAGAAAAATATGGCTCACCTTTTCCAAATCATAAATATGGCAAAACACAAGATGAAATAAAAGAATGGCTTAATAGTTTTGGGTTTAATTTTTCATCTGACTATGAAATCTTAGAAAATAAAGAAATAGACCTTTTAGATAAAGACAAGAAGGTGGGAATAGAATATTGTGGCTTATATTGGCACAACGATACATCACCAGAGCCTAGAGATCGTACGTATCATATTGGCAAGTATAAAAATTGTCTTAAGAAGGATGTACAGCTTTTAACTATATTTGAAGATGAGTGGAAATCGAGACAAGATCAGTGTAAGTCTCATATTAAGTCTATTTTGGGAATATACAATAATAAGGTTTTTGCTAGAAAGTGTAAGGTTGTAGAAATTTCAAAAGAAGAGGCGAGACGGTTTTTTGATTCTTATCATATACAGGGATCTAATAGTCTTGGATTGGTATTTTTTGGTTTATTTTTTCAAGATGAGTTGTGTGCTGTTATGAGTTTAGGAAGGCATACTAGAAAAACAGATATTTCTAAAAAAGAAATAACATTAGATCGTCTTTGTTTCAAGGACGGTTTTAATGTTGTTGGTGGAGCAAGTAAGTTGTTCTGTCAGTGTTTAGAGTGGGCAAAAATCCATGGATATAAAAAAGTAATTAGCTTCAGTGATAACAGGTGGAGTTTAGGTCGTGTATATGAAAAAATGGGATTTATTTTAGACGAAGAATATGGTGCAGACTATAGTTATGTAGAAATTAAAAATCCTAGAAAAAGACTGAGCAAGCAAAGTCAGAAGAAGTCAATTACTAATTGTCCTGCTGAATTAACTGAGCACACATGGGCGGTACAGAGGGGCTTGGCAAGAATTTATGATTGTGGCAAGAAAAGGTGGACGTTTAATGTTGGATAGATTATTCGTATCAGTTTAACTCCCAAACGACCATAGCAACATCTTGTTGAGTGGAGATAACTATCTTGGCATTTGGAAATTCTTGGGGAAAGTGTGTTGCGTATTTCATCCAAGAGAATTTTTTAAGAAAAACCCTACAAACTAATTTGTTGCATCGCTTCAGCATCTTTTCTACTAATTGCATTCCCTCCAGATTTATAACTCCATCTCCAATTATAGCATCAGCATATTCTTCAAATTCATTCCAATTTTTTTCGATTACTGGTTTCGATTGTTTTGTAGGATGCAATTCGACCATATAATCACAAAGTGGTTGCATGTCTTTAGTCATACCTAAAAGGCATACTGGGGAGCACCCTTTAACATACTTTTTATACAAACTAATTTCGTATTCGTTTGGACATAGGGGAGGGCTCAGATTATCCCAATACTCTGTATTTTTTTCTATTTCCATATAATTCAAATTTTATTTAGAATAGTCTTTGATTACAAATAGTAACAGCAGGAACCCAAGCACCAGATCGACCACTACAGGTTCCTAGTGCTTGTAAAATCCTGCTGCATCGTGGATAGAAGATCTTCCATTTTCTGCATGAGCATGTTGACTTTTTTAAACAGCTAAATCCAGTTGATCCGCATGGTTGCCCACAAGTCTCAACAATTACGGGTACGGTTGCGTTGATTGTATCTAAGAACTTTTGGGATAAGTCTGTGTACTCTTCTGTTGTAAAAAGAGTTCCATCTTTCTTAGAAACAGTTAAAGCATACAACTCTGTCTTACCGCTTATTCCTTCGACGGCATGGTCATCATATTCGGTTGATGTGTCATAGGAGTGAGTTATTCCTTCGCTAGTTCCGGGCACTATTATCAAGTGAGTAGGAGCGGTTTCATTATTCTCTGCTTCAACAGTTTTAACAAATACAGAGTATAGATTTCCTTTTGATGTTAATGAAAGAGCGTCCACGGCATAAGTGGTATCGCCATCTGCACCAATGTCTCCTGTTATAGAGAATTCATCAACATTTACGCTTGTAGCTACCAAAACAAACATTCCGGGATACATGTTTGTAAAGTAGCTGCTGCCAGCACCGAAGTAACTTGTCCCGTCTTCTACACTTCCGTCAGGATTACTAGGTATATAAGCATATCCCATTGAATCTTCGGGATTGTCAGCAACGTCATTTGTCATTTGCGTGTGTGTTGATGGAATGGATAGATCGCTATTTCCCTCGCCACCATCTATACTGCTATAAGGTTGTGTTAAATCAGTGTTATAATAATTAGCACCATCATACATATCAAAATTACTATCGCTGATTCCTGTTGTGCGAATCTTGAATGGACTACCGAAGCTTGCAACTCCTGATCCATTAAGTTTTGCATAATATCTCTTTGGTTGTATGAAATAGCCACCAACCCATATTTCACTAGATGAAACAATATAAATATCATAAATACAGTTGTAATAACTACTATTATCGATTCCTTGTTGGTAAGTATTTGAATTATCATTGTAGAAATCTGTTGGATTTCCAAAAGATGAGTCTAAACTACCATTAATGTTTAATCTGCATATGTAGTTTCTTGTACTTTCGTTGTATGAGTTAAAGTCGCCAACAACAATTAGCTTGTCGTCTGATTGAACTTTAATTTGGGAAACGTATGGATAATAAAAACCATCATCATTATCTGGGTTGCTATAATATTGAAGTCCCGCTCCTGTTTGGGAGAAGGTATTATCATAATTACCAATGGAATTTAATCTTGCAATAGAAATAGCAGCGTGAGAATCTACACCGCAAATGATAGTATCAAATACGCCTCCGATGATAATTTTATTATTGCTCTGCACTTCCACAGTTCTTAAAAAGCAGTCATAAGCTCCCGTTTGTATAACAGTGGGTGCTGTGAAACTTCCATCAGTTGTTCCGTTATCGTTTAGTTTGGCTATAAAACCTGTGTTGTTACTTTTTCCGCCTACTACAATAATTTTTGCTGATGAATCAATAGCAATATCATAAATAGCAGAAACATCAAAATTGCTTCCTAAAACATTGTTGGTAAATGTTTCATCTAGAGTACCGTCGCTGTTTAGTTTAATTAGTCTTGTATGGTCTGAGTCTACGCTATAATCAAATCTGCCGCAAACTAAGATTGAGTCGTCCGAAAGAACAACAACTTTATTTACAACATGGTCTGCACCACTATTAATTATGTTGTTTAGGTTGGTGTCAAAAGTTGAATCAAAAGTTCCATCTGCATTTAATCTTGCAAGTCCCCAGTTCTGTCCTGGCGTCAGATCAACCCAGCCAGCACCAGAATTATACTGCTGAATCACTCCACCGACTATAATTTTACCAGTTGATTGAATGCCTAGCGTGTAAACACTTAGGTCAAATTTGGTTTTTGTAAAGCTTTCATCCGTTACGTTTGAACTGCTTACTTTGGTGACATAGCTAAAACAACAGCCACCATCAAGTTGTATGTCTAAAAAACCTTCTCCTGCGAGAATCATGTCGCCACTAGTGTGTTTGGCTACAGCCATAACTTCTTGGCCATTACAGTCGCAGCCTAGGGTCGTAGATCTATCGTCTGTAAAGTAGAATAAATCATTTACTGTATTGGTGATTTGCTCATGGCTGGTGTTTAATTTGGATAGAACGTAATTAATATTTGTCAAACTGCCCTCCTTGAGTTAATCACATGTATCTTATATATATTTTGTGTATAAATTTTTTTTAAAAAATTTTACCAATTGTGTATTATAAAATATGTTTAATAGTAATAAAATTATTGAAAAAGTACAACTTCTTTTAGAAGTATTTGAAGATTCACAATGGAATCATGTTGTCAATTTCGATTATGTTTCTGATTTTAAAGTCATGACTAGGAGCGACCTTCAGACTTTGAAAATGAAAAGATATTTATGTTCTACTAGAACATCTGGATCTACTGGTGAGCCTATTACTATAGAAAAAACTATCCTTGATCATATTTGGTATGTTGCTACAAATATAAGAGAAATTAGATGGAGAAAGTGGGACGCAACAAAGAATATAGCTATAATAAAACCTGGTCATAAAAAACAAGATAAAAATTCTTGGGGCATTCCTAATATTATCAATAAAGAACAAGGCAAGTCATTTATAAATGGTTACGCCACTATAGCAGAACTTCAATGTTGGCTAGAAGAAAAAAACCCTCATTACCTGCATTGTGCTCCATCTATACTAACTCAACTAGACTTGTCTAAGATGCCTAATTTCATAGACCACAAAGGCACAGGAGAGGCCGGTGGTTCAATGTATTCTAGTGAAGAGTGTGGGACTATATCTATAAGATGTCCTGACAATTCTGATTTCCACCATGTTATGGAAAATCAAATAGTAGAGGTAGATTATGATGGCGGGATAATCATAACTACTACTACTAACCCTTACATTAAAAGATACAAGCATGGTGATCACATAGAACTTGGTGAGTGCACATGTGGTAGAAAACTACAGGCTATTAAGAAAATTAATGGAAGAATAAGAAACATGTTTATTCTTCCAAATGGCGATAAAAAATGGCCTCTTTTTGGTTCTAGAGATTATTATGAAGTATTCGGAATTAAAAGGTATAAGATAGTTCAGACTACTTTAAATGATTTAGAAGCTCAGATAATTTCGGAACCTTTAGGAGACAAAGAGGAAGCATTTATTAGGCTAATTAAAGATACATTAAATTCGCCAATAAACGTAAAAATCAAGTATGTAAATGAATTTCCAATGTATAAATTTGAAGAATTTGTTTCTTTGGTGGATATATCTTCATCGTAACATGATGGATCGCTGTATTTAAATCAAAACATGGTTGTTCCTAAAACATATCCAACAACAAAAAATGCAATAATAATGAAAATTGCAGTTATTTCTTTTCTGTGCTTCATATTATAGTTTAGAAAAAATTAAATAAATCTATTTTTCCATCCTTTACAACAAGATAATTACAGGGAATTTCAGTCCAACTTCCACTATTATAGTAACCTGTGTGCGGTTTTGCGTCTGCATAATGCACATGACCACAACAAACCATATCGCAGCCAATTTTTCTCATATAATCAGTTGATTTTTTCTCTATAATTTCTGCATTTCTTAAAAAAGTTTTGCTACTTTTCTTGGCAAGTTTAGCCAAATAAAAACTCTTATCTATTTTTTGAATAAACTTGTATATTTTATCTGCAAAATATACTAATATTGGTCTGTCTATTATAACGCTATCGAATCTATCGCCGTGTAAAGCCAAAATTTTCTTGCCACCGCTCTCAAAAACATATTCCTCTAAAAAATCTATTCCTAATAGATGTGAAAGAACTTCAGCAGGACCATCATGATTGCCCAAAATTAAAACAACCTTAATATGATCGGACATACTTCTTATGAGCGAAAGAACTTTCCAGTGATGTTTCTTTAAACGACGAAAATCCATATTATCAAAAAAATCACCGTTCAAAATAATACACTTTGTTGAGTTTTCTTTTTCAATTTTTTCTAAAAAAGTAGTTAGTAATTTTGCTTGACTAACATCACTACCCAAATGAATATCGCTTATTATGATAGCATCAGCATTTTCCATGATATTATTTATTATAATGATTTAATTATTATAATGATATTCGTATCAGTTTTTCTTCAAAGAAGCGTTCTTTTTCTTTTTTATAGATTTTTTCCCACAATTTAAATCAGAAAGTGCACCCCAAATTTGAAAATTAGCATTACTTCTATCTTTGCAACCTACTATGGCATCACCGCCTGCGTTCTCTTTAATTTTTAACCAATTATAAAATGTTTTCATGATATATTAATGCTGGAAGCGAAAGAAAAAAGCCCTTAATTCTTCAATTAAGGGCTTTAAAAATGTTTAATTTTTTCTAATTATTATGATACGGCTGCACTGAACGGAGTAACCTCGGTGGCAGTCTGAGTAAGAACAGCTTTTACATGGAATAATCCGGCGGCAATGTCGAGTATTTCAACATAATTTCCTCTTCTACCACCTTTGGTAGAGCCATCCATAGTAATCGTATCATCGGTTCCACCTGCAATCCACATATCGATTGCTGTAGGCGTACCAGTCAGTGGTGTCTCGTCATCTGAACCAAAAGCAACTCCGGTCATTACGTCAGTAGCATTAGCGACCTGAACTACGTATGTACCAGGACTTACAACAAGAGTATCTACATAAAACTTATAATTATTACCAGATCCAGATGCGGCTGGAAGCGTTGCAACAACGCCTGCGGCTCTTGTTAAAACGAGCGGCACATTAGCATGTGTGGCGGCTGTAAGCGTCACAGTCGCTGTATTTAGAACCACAGGGGCTTTTGATAGAGCGGTATTTGCTATCTTCGCCTGCGTAACGGCTAAAGCATCTAATTTAGCAGTTGTAACGGCTAGAGCATCTAATTTAGCAGTTGTAACGGCTAGAGCGGCTAATTCGGCGGTTGAAATCGCTGAATCTGCGACGTCTACATTTACAACAGCATCTGTTGCCAAATTAACTGTTTTAACGACACCATTTAATATTCTTGGTTTTAGTAGCTCGACAGAGCCAGGACCAGTACCTTCAGTTGTTTGTGTTGACATTTTAAAATCCTTTCAAAGAAATACCTAGTACATTATATATTATTTTATAAATAAAATTTAAAATTTGTTATCAGAATTTCTTTGAATTTCGCAGAAATCTGTAGTTAAGGAATAGACCAAGTATTGTTTTGAACATTAAAAGTTCCTTCTTGAACATAATATCCTGCTGGAGGCGTGTTGGATGCAGTTGCATAGTTAAAATAACCTCTATTATATCTCATTTCGTCTCCACCAACTCCGTTTTTGTAATAAGCTGCTTTATACCATTCATTTTCTGTAGGAATCCAGCAATCGCTCATAACTTCAATAGACATTTCTCCATAATACGAAGTATTTGGGAAAATATACGAACCAGTTTCTGTGTCAGCATGAAAAGTTATACTAACTGTTCCGCTTGCAGTAGCAGGTGCCGACATAATAATTGTTGCATCCTCATAATCTGGTATGTCTATAACAGAGGCACCGGTATCTATTCCCGTTCCAGTCATTAGCATTCCAATACAAACATCAAGAACACCAGGATCTGTATCCGCTGTAAAAATTACAGAGCTGCTCCCGTTTGTTGTGGTGCCTGTCAGAACTATCGTGTAAACGGCGGGAGTTTGTGCACCATTGTGAATCCAATTGCAGTACCGTGCTGCTGCATGCCATTTCGTTGCTATCGGTTTTTTGTGCATTCCGCTTCTAATTTGCAAAATATCCAGTGTAGAATCAAAATATATTCCTAACCATTGACCGGATAAGTTTGGATTTGCACCTTCTTGATCTTGAATAAGATCTAGGTCTACTATGCGTTGCATGCTGCCGTCTATTACATTAGCCTGTAAAAAAAGCATATATTGTTCTACAGTTATATTCAAAGCACTAATATAAAAATCATAATGTACATTACCACAATTCTTTTTAAGTGCTTTTGTGGATAACAAGCCATCTCCGAACCTGCTTTCCACCACATCAGCATTGTTACCTGCTTCATCAATGTCAATTAGATTTACTAATTTAAGCGATGCGTTTCCATCATAAAAATCTTTGTGAAAACTTGCAATTCTAAATGTTGAAAGGTTTTCTATATCCCATGATATTTCATGTTTATTGGTAGATCGAAAAACTTTAGTTCTTTTATCTGGTCTGTTGTCTTCAATTTCATATAAAGATCGTTTATTAGGAAATAAAGTTCTTCCTCCTGTGAGACCTACTCCTCTTACAATGTATTCTGCATCTTGTTCTAACTGTTCTGGAGCATCGAAAGAATCTTCTACGTAAACAGCACTGCTAGATATACGAACATCATCAATATATCCATTAAAAACTTCGGCTAAATTGTGTCGACCGGCACCAATAGTAAGGTCGTGTGTGGCTGGAGAATCTGGATCCGTTATTACCGTGTTGTTGAAGAATTCGTATACATTTACACCATTCGCATATATGCGGTAATTGTTAGTATTTTCATCTACAAGCCAAGCATTATTTCTTACTAATGCAAGGTGCGTCCATGATCCAACGGGAGCATGAACCTCAGCGTTCCAATCATAATGCAGAACGCTTGTTCCTGTTATTTCTGCATAACCAGACGTACTACAACCATCACTATCGTTGAAGTGTGCGGATTGTGCAACTGTAAAAGCCGTATCCGTAACAGTAAGTATTGTATAGGTTATTGTAACATCGTGTAGACAAGCGGTACACTGTGCATATTTAAGCCTTGTTATTGTAACGCTACCACCAACTGAAAATCCGTGGGAGCGTTCAGCGATAGGATCAGCAAAGCCTCCAATTTCACTTGTATCTCCTACATACGTGATTGTAATCGTAGCACCACTTCTATTATAAGATCCCGTAAATGATTTATTCCCACTGATATATAAAGAATCTGAATTGCTCCCGTGTCTCCAAAGGATACCATCGTTATACTCTCCTACACTGAACAAGCCTCCTACTAAAGTTTGAGATGTTGGGTAAACCCATGCTTCTAAAGTAAAGTCTCCTATTCCAAAATCAAAAACTTCGTTTGCCGCGATATACGCAAAATTGCCAGAACAAGCCATAGCAGATGCACCAAATTTCTTTTCAGCACTAGTTGTAATACTTATTGGACTGCCAATTGATCCGTTGTATCCCAATACTTCCAAACCAAAATAACTGTTATCCGTTAATTCGTCCTCGAAATTTAGAATTAATATGGCATTTACACCTTCCCATGTGCTTGTAAGTTCTCTACCGTTTCCACCTTGATCGAATGTGCCATAAGCACTCGTGCTTTTTATTGTGCCAACATCCAGTATAACACCTCCAGAGCTATGGCTATAGCCGCTGCCGCCGTTTGTAACAGTTACAGCGGTTATAACGCCGTTGCTTGTGTTTATTATACCCGTAGCACCTGAACCATTTGAAGCTGTGAAAATAATTTTTGATCCATTTCCATACCCTGTGCCTCCTTTAGGATCATATTTCCCGAACCCTACAACATTAACGCCGCTGATGGATGTACTAGGTTCTGGGCTTACAACTACAAAGAATTCTGCTCCTACACCGTCAACCACAGATGCTGTAATGTACCCAGAAACTTCAGGATCGTTAGTAGAGATGTAGCCACTGCCGCCATTTGTAATATTTACGCTAGTAACAATACCAGAAGAAGTAACAATTGTTGCTGTGGCTCCAGAACCATTTGAAGTTGTAAAAGAAATGTTTGATCCACTTCCATAATCTGCACCTCCTCTGATAATGCCTACGCCTGTTATCGCACCAGAAGATACTGTTATATTTCCAAACACAACTCCAGAACCGCTTTTAACATAAGCTTGAACAGGATCTTCGGGTTGAGTATTATTTTCTGTTGAATCTCCATGCGTAAATTGATCTTCTTTAACATCAACATTAAAATGAAAGGTAGAGCAGTTGTCAGCACACCTTGGATCTGCTTGTGTTTCTATCATGAGTCGAATAGTTTTTGTTTCAAAAGGTAGAGCTATTACATACCCTTCTTCTTCTTGCGATCCAGTCCAAACCTGAAAATCATCAGCCCATATATGAAATACATTCGGGTTCTCAATTTGACCACCGCATGTGAATGTCAAGGACTTTATTCCAATAGGGCGTATAAAATTGTGAGTAAACCAAGAGCCATCTGGTTCTGCTGTAACCTGACACTTACAATTTTCAACAGGAGTTGTTGGAGGGGCTCCAGGATCTGTGCCGCATGTATAGGTGTGGGTTCCTATGGATGGTTCGTAACTATCAACGATGCAAACTTCTGGGGCACAACAATTCGGACACGTCCTTTGTAACGGAAATTGTTTCGGTAGATAGTTGGCTTGATTAGAATCGCTTCCAATCGTTGTGCCTGGAGGTGTTTCACTCTGTGTGGCGAAAGACCAGTATCCGCCGACGCCAGATCCACAGCGATTTGGTGAGTAGTACCCAGCTTTGTACCACTCGTCTATAGTTGGCATCCGATACGTAGGAGCTAAACCCGTATTTGGGTTTATGTCGTTGACGGTATATATTAAGTTTGATACACTTAGTAGTGTAGGTTGACCGTATTGGTCCAATGCACTCTCATCAAAATTGTATGCACCGTTTTCTGTTGTCGTTCCGTCTTGTGCTCCGCTCGGTTTGCCATTACTCATCCAATTGCAAAATCTCGCACATGAATCAAAGCTAACAAACTCGACCGGATGGTTACCAGCACTGTTCAAAACGGCATATACGTAGCCGCCGTTTGTACCAGAACGGCTGATTGATGGTATATAAGATGTTTGATAGACTGTTGTGTTCATTAGGGTACTGTAGAGACCACCAACGGGATCAGTGGCAGCTACCGCATTTAAGAACTCCGTGTACTGATCGACCGTCACTGCGTACTTGCCGATCTGGTATTCGTATGACACGGAACCCGCATCTCGTGCCGGGTTCCCGCAAACCGAAGAAGAGTCGTACGCCGCACCGAGGATGGCGGCATCCCGCCGTGCCTGCAAAGCCTGCGAGGGTGACAAGCTGTTACCACAAGGGACCAGTAAGCCACTTTCTTTGGCGGCGTTTCCAGGATTGCCAACCGGCACCATGTCAGGGAGTTCTTCCATTGATGAACTTGCGAGGCGAAAACCGATGTAGTAACCCCCGTAACGAGGGTCCTGCTCCTCGACCATGGGTCTGCTGTAACTCCAGAGGGAGGAATATATGCTGATATTAACAGTGCTTCCCGTGAAACCAGTAGCTACACCATTAAGTTTAATTTCGATAACCTCTCCGGTCCACTCATTTACATTGCCAAACTGATCAAATGTGCCGTAGAAGCTCTCGCTGCCAGTAAATGAGCCTACGTCAGTTACGTGCCCGATCCAGTTTTCACTAGTCCAGATGTCTTCTTCTGATACTACTGGTTGGTCATTAACTAGCGTAACAGGCGATGTATCAGGTACAAGAGCGTCAAGTTCTGCTCCACTACCTTTGTCTCCTCCGTCCCCTCCAGACAACGGAGTTATTTCAGGTGCTCCAGTTGCTCCAACTTTAACGTTCAAAACAGTCCAAGAAATGTCTCTGAATGTTCCTTGTCCTGGCAAGTCATTATTATCAAGAATATAAGATACGGTTGTGTGGTTTGTTTGTACTAAGTATCCAGGAACGAGTGTTGCTGTACCTTGCCAAGATTTGTCGCCAAATTTTTGATCTATTATGGCTAATTCTCCAATATCTGAAAGATTAAATGAGAATTTGTCAGGACGATAACTAGCGTCTTTCCTTGTCCATACTCTATTTCCATTTGCTCGTATAAGATTTCCTTTAACATCATATGAGGGTCCATTCATGTCTGCTGCTGTACATTCCCAGTAAACAGTCATGCCTGTAATGTTTACTCTAATTTTATCGATTCTTCTTTTGTCTCCGATTTTAAAGTGTGCATCAAGCAGTCCTTGTGCATACATAAGCGGTCCTTTTCCGTCTATTGTGTATTCAGCAGGACTAAGATCTGATGGAACTCTATCTTCTGGATCGGTGCTAGCATTTTCAAAATAGAAAGTTTTTATTCCAGTTTCAGGCATGTCATTGTCTGTTGTGAAACTGTTACAGCTTTCAATTGACAGTATGTGTGTGTCTGCTGGTACATTTTCTCCTGTAACCTTAAGACCAACACGCAAGAATGCTGTCGGGCACGATCCGGCTATTTTTGTCATTTAATTTCTTTCTATGTTAGTTTTTATAGACGCCTCCGCGTCCCTTACGTGCAGGAGGAGCACATCCTACACATCCACGACGTCTTGGCGGACGAGCACCATCGCATCTACGGCAGCAACATGGTGGTTTGTAGCCGTTTGCTGCTGGATATGGGGGCGGAGGAGCACCATTGTTCGTTGCTCTGGAGAAAAACAAACGTCCTACAAGACCCCTACGCTGGCCACGTGGTCTGCAAGTGCTTGGAATGCACTTCGGTTCGGCCTGCGGCGGGCAAAGATAGCATCGTTCTGGTACTTCTTTAGGAGGCAGGTCTGGTACTGTACCTGATGGCGGTGTTGGTGGTAATGGGCTTTGTCTCGGCAGCGGAGTTATTGTTATAACTGGTGAGTCATGAGTTGTGTTTACAATAATAGGCGTGCGTGTAGTTGGAGTGATAGGATCAGGATAATCAGGTCCAACAGTCATTGTCGTTGTTGCTCTCTTGTTATAAGTCTGCTCACCAAATCCAAACTTGTGGTAGCAATTCGCTTCCATGGTATCGGTTGCAGGATCAAAACACCCATCAAACATTAATCTTGTTGGTTGGTATTCGTCGTCAACGTCAGGTGAGTTCGGGGAGTTATCTAAAATTCGTAAAACAGAGTCGACAGTAAGATCATCAGAGAATTCTGTCAGCATTTGGCTTACATTAGGAGCATGCTTATTGCAGTTGTATTCTCCATCTGGTCCTGTATAAACATCCGGAAAACCAGGCGGAGTGTTGCTGCTGTACACGCACGGTTGTCCATATCCTGGTCTGTACCATCCCTCACAACCTCCAGGACAGAATGGTTTTGGGTTTGGTGGTTTTGGTGGTATTGGTATTGGTGTCATTGGGAGCCATGTTATTACTGGTACATGCTCAGGAGGGCTGGCACATGCACGAGATGAATCGCCTTCGTCGTATCCGTCGCAATTAATAAACCAAGTAACAAAGAATGAATTTGTTGGCGATACTGTGTCTCGATTATCATTTGACTGCATTGCATGGATTTCTTCTGCTGTTGCAAATGTAATTTTTTGAAAAACTTGTGCCGAACTGCAGTCATCTGTAAGCATTTCTTCTGAGTCTGCTATTTGCCCACAAGGTCTTAATGGATGTGATGGAGGCGGGCTAACTTCCTCTTCCAAAGGCAAAGGCGTAGTTTCTTCAAGAGATTTAACGTATTCGGAAATTATATCTTCTGCATAAGACTTTTTCTGATTCCATAATACTTTGTGTTCAAATTGAATTTCACTCATATATGGATTTGGCAAGGAAACAGTCCATAAGTGGAATGCAATGAATTGCCTTTAGCTCCTAAGCATTTTTATTAAAAGTTTATTTACATTATATATATTGTTTTTTTTAAATTTTATTATATATAGATTGTCAGTATAATCTACAATTTAAGGGTTTTTATGCAATTTAATCAATGGTTAGAATGTAATAATACCAGATAGCTACGAAGCAATTTTTAGAAAAATTATACTTACAGTACTAGGAATAATATGAATTTTAAACAGTGGTTAGTTAGTTGCAAGTCACCAAGTATTTTTGAAAACTCTAAAGGCTTAGACTTCTTGCGGGCTGACAGCTCTGAACGTGCTAGATTCCAGTCCCTAAGTCAGCAAATAGATCAAGCATATGCGATAAAAGATTATAAAAAAGCAGAAGAACTAGAAGTTGAATTAGAAGACCTGTCTAATAATTTGGAAGATAAACTAAGTGATATTGGTCAAGAAGGTGGAGAGGAAGATGATGTTGATCAAGATTGGAGTGTTCAAGATGACTTTGCAAATATATATGCTAGATATTTAAGCAATAAGATAAGCGATGCTGATATTTTCCCTATTCTTAAAGATGCTATACTTGCACCTAATATTAATTTATCTTTTCCAAATATGAAGCTAATAAATAGTCTTGACAAAGAGTCTTTACTTGCGATGGCAAAAGATGCTTATTTACATAAGAAAAATATGCATGCTTCTTTAAAAGGAGCCGGTAGTTTGTGGGGTAAAAAGTAATGAGTTTTTCTGGAATAATATTAGCTAAGGCGACAAGCAAAGATGGCGTAGATTCCATATTGAAAAATGGTTTTCAAACGCAAGAAAAGCATATATCTTCTACAAAAACTTTTGAAAAGCATGCGGAAACAGACACGGATCAAATGTATGGTGCTGGTTTATATTTTTCTATTGCTTATTCTATGGATCAGGTAAAAAATAATTGTGGAAAGTATGCCGATACGTGGGGTAGCGAGATCATAATTGCCACCTTAAACGGTAAGTATAAAATACTTAATACAGCTTTCTCAATGCCGGAAAGCCATCCTATATGGAGTGCATCAACCGCTGGCAGAGCAGGCATTTATAACCAGCTAGTAAATCTTGGTATTATAAGCTTGTTTCCCGATTATAAAGATGGCGATACACACTTTCCTTCTGAATACGGATACAAAATTTCTCATAGCATTGATGCGTGGGTTCACGAGCACAATCAAATCGCACATATTGTTGTTTATAACCCTAAAATATTAAAATATGTTACATCTTTTGAGTGCAAAAAAGAAGAAAAACAATTCAAAGTTCTACAACCATCAGAGAAAAAAGAGCAGCCAAAAATAGATCTTTTGCAACAAGCTGCACAGCGAAGAAAAGAAAAAGAAGCATTAAGTTTAAAAGTTCCAAAGGCTTCAAATGATCTTAATCTAGAAAATAATTTTAAAGCTTGGTTGGAATCAATTGAAGATTACGAGCCATTTAGAAGCAAGATAGATAAAATAGGAGCTAATAGAACATTTCCTTTTGAAAAATGGTTTTCCAACTCAGAAAACGGAAGAATTTATATTCCCTTATCGGAGGTACAGGAAGAAGATATAAAGTCTACAAAATATTTACGTGATTATCTTGAATCTCGTGGATATCAAATCATAGATTTAAAAAAAGGATATGCAAAGCAGGATAATAAACAAAATATTTTTAAAATAGGCAAACTTCTAGACACTTTATTATACAAAGACCTAAAGCTATTAGATATAGAATTACAAGATAATAAAATTTCTTTGTTGAAATACAATAAAGAAAAATTAAATATGAATCAAAATCATACGTCTATGAAAACTAAATTTGAGAATCTTAACTCTAGGGTTAGCGGCGTATTGTATGTTGTAATAAGCAGCAATATTCATGATTTAGCATCTATGAGCACAGGAAGAGGATGGAGTAGCTGCATGAATCTTGATGGCGGCGAGAAGAAAGACGATGTTTATTGTGAAGTAGAGAGAGGCGGATTTGTTGCGTATGTAATAAAAGATAACGACAGAGAAATACAGCAGCCAATAGCAAGATTACATATACGTAGGTTTGACAGTAAAAAAGGACTTTCCATAGCCGTACCAGAAGAAACAATATATGGAAAAGAAATAAATGGTTTTATAGAAAAAGTAAAAGACTGGATACAGTCTAAACAAGGAAGTAAGGCAGGTCGATATCGAAAAGTAGGTGGCAATTATTCAGATACATTTAGTTCTTCTAACAATATATTAATCTCTCCAAAAGAAGGCAACAAAATAAGGCAATGGCTAACGAAATGGCTTGATATTAAGCAAGAAGATAAGAGCAAGTACGCAGATTATTTTAGTAAGTCATTGATTTCTCTTTTTAATTCTAGTGAAAAATATCCAGATAAATTTTTAAACAGACTAAAAGAATATATATTTAATTCTAATATATGGTATAAACCTACTAAAGGATTTGCACAAACCACAGATCAGTTCATGAGTAAATTTGCAATAAGGTTTCCAGACTTAATAAGCAAAGAAGATTTTTTTAAAGCTTATGCAAAAAATATAAACAGCGAAGGCGGTATTGGCAAGCAGCTACTGGAAAAATTCCCCCAGTATATTGACGAAAAGATATTATCAATAACATCAAATAGAAATAAGTCAGCAGTTATACAATCAGCTCCTCATCTAAGTCCTGTTCATAAAGAGATCATAGAGGACGAATTAGACAACAAATTAACTATTAGTAATCCAGATTTCACTCCCAGCAATAAAAATGGCATATATCAAGTAAGAAATTACATACATAATGAAATAGAAAAATTATCAATTTGGAAGCCTATACCAGAAAGAATTGCATCAAAGGCAATTAAGTTTGCAGAAGATATAATGCGTAAAGACTTCGATGAAGAAAAAGAAGGATCTAAAGATGATAAAGACCTAATTACAGACTTTAAAAGATTGAAAATTTCTCCTTCTGATTTTGAAGAAATGAAGGAATCTGTTATAGAATCTCTTCTACACGTTTTCACACAAACAAAAACGGATGTGCCAGTTGTACAAAAGTTCTATAAATCTTTGCTGCCAAATTGGGAGAAATATGGAGGAATAGGAATTATAGGATATGCCATCTCTTCTCTTCGAGAAAATGGTCGACAATTTTTGCCATTTATAAAACAAAAGAAGCAAGACTTCATACGAGAAAACAGCATTGGCACTCCGGAGTCAGAACTTCATCAAGGCTACAAGGGTTTGACACCACTAACGAACTCTGAGTACGCTAGGATTGCCAAAGACAAGGATGAGGTAGTTGAATCTTTTAACTATGTCATTGATACATTAGAAACTGGAAGTCCCTCTAAAAAATATTCCATGAAATTTGGGGTTAATTATGACAACTATATGCACAGGCAAAAAAGAAGGACAACAAATTAAATATATTTTTTTGTTTTTTCTTTTGATACCATTTTTTTTAATTTATTTTTTTATTTGTCTAACAATTCCTTTGATTAAATTTGGTAAAATTAAAAAAAATAAAGGAATAGTTTTTTTTGTTAGAAAAGACATCATACACGCAGACTATGTCTTTCCAGTAAACTTATGGGAAGAATTGGAAACAGAAAAAAAATATGTTGCTATAGGTTGGGGCGAAAGATCAATGTTCTTAGAAACACAAAAGTGGTCTGAAGTAAAATTAAATAATTTGCTAAAAGCTTTTTTTGGAATTAACAAGACGGTTGTAAGGATTGAATTTTTAGATAATATACCAAAAAACAACAAAAAGTTTGAATGCAACTCAGAGCAATTTGAAACAATTAAAAAACATATATTACAGTCATTTGATTTAAATAAACTTATATTAAAGAAAAAATCAGATTATCAAATAGGATCATATTATGAATCTGAACTTAATTATAACTTAATTTTAACTTGCAATAACTGGATTAATTTAGGTCTTAAAAAATGCAAATTATCGAATAGATTTTGGTGCCCTTTAAGCTTTTGGATTTGACAAAAGAAAAAAGCCCTTAATTTTTCAATTAAGGGCTTAAAAATGTTTAATTTTTTTTAATTATTATGCTACGGCTGCACTGAACGGAGTAGCTTCGGTACCAGTCTGAGTCAAGTAAGCTTTTACAACGAACAATCCAGCGGCAATGTCGAGTATTTCTACGCTGTCGCCTTTGTATCCACCTTGTGTGCTACCATCCATTGTGAACGTATCGCTTGTAGACGAGGTTGCCCATCCATTGCCTGGTTCTCCGTCGCCATCATCACCGAACGCCTGACCTTGAATTACGTCAGTAGCATTAGCGACCTGAATTTTATATGAATTCGATGTAACAGTAGTATCTACATAAAATTTATAACTATTGCCAGATCCAGATGCTTTTGGAAGCGTTGCAACAACGCCAGCAGCTCTTGTTAGCACTAGTGGTAAATTAGCGTGAGTTTCGGCTGTGATCGTCACAGTCGATGCACTTAGAACCACAGGTGCTGAAACTGCTAGCTTTTCTCTTGTTACTGCTTTTGCCGCTAAATTTGCGGTTACGATTTTATTACGAATAATTGGGTAAACAGATTCTATAGATCCATTTCCTGTACCCATTGTTGTTTGTGTGCTCATTTAAATTCCTTTTTAAAAAGTATGGGAACAAAATATTCCCTACATTGTATATATGCAAATTGAAATCATTTTTAAATTATCTATTTATTTTTTTCTTAAAATATGTTATATAGTGTTTTGCAATAACAGTTTACATCACAAAAGTAATAAATAACATGAATGGCAAAGGTTCCAAAAGAAGAAAAAAAATAGTTACTCAAGAAATTTGGGACGAAAATTGGACTAGGATTTTCAAAAAGGGAAAAAAAATGAGTCAAGGTATTAAAGTGTTAATAAATACAAAAGACGGAAACAACCATGATGTTTGTGATTATGGTTATATTGTCAGAAGAATGAACGCACAGCTATATGAAATTTGGTCAGAAACATATCAAGTTTCTATGCTTCTTTCGCCTGATGAGTTTACAGAAATTTAAGCGGCAGAAAACCACAAGCGGTTAATTTTGTGAAACAAATAATAAATTTAAAAAAAATTACTGAAATTAGTATGGCGTTAGCAGGCAGGAGTTTAACCAACAAAAGATGTAAACACTTTAGTTTTATTTTTAAAGGGAAAAGACTTTTATCAATAGGAATAAATAGTTCTAAAACTCATCCTGCTAATTTAAAATATAATTATAGAAACAAGCAGAATCATAATATTAGTGAGTTTGTTGGAACCCACTCGGAATTAAGTGCAGTGCTAAGATTAGGACTTGAAGACTGTTCTGGACTTACCATTGTGAACACACGTATAAATAGGAACAATAAGATAGATTATAGTTGTCCGTGCAGTGGATGCATGGAAATGATAAAGCAATTAGGATTTAAAAAAATAATTTTTTCCAATAAAGATCAAGGATTTTCTTCTAAAAGAATTTTTTAGACAACAAATTCCAATTGCTTTTACTCCAATCAATAAATTTTCTTTCTGCCGCAACGGGACCTACTTCACTTGTTTTACCAGTAGTTTGTAGTTCTAGTTCATGTGTTGCTTCATGTATTATTGTGGAGGCTATTTCTAATATCGCTTGTGGAGTGTCTCCAAGCTGTTTTAGTATTTTTTGTATGTTTACATGTATTGTATCAGAAGGTATTATCTGTTTTTCATCCAGATCAGGAAGATATTGTTTTAACACTGCATTTGGTAATGTTTGTAATTTTTTATCTAACATAATATCTTTAGGAAACAACAACTTCATTTTATCTAATACTTCTTTTCCTATAACCTTATTATTTTCAGATGACATATACATGCCATAGACTCCGGAAGATAGAGGAGCTATTGTACTTATATTGGTTAATAGTTTTTGATTTGTCATTTTATCATATAGCTGAACAATTTGCACAGATATTTTTGCTTTCTCGTATAGCACATCTATTTTAGATGAATCAACAAGTTCTGTTCCAACTGTTGTTTGTTCAAGCCATTTTGCAAAATGCATAGAATTCATTTCTTAGAAGCAGGTTTTACTGTTTTCTGTATAAGTTTTACAAATTCACTATCGCTTAGATATGTTTTAGGATTTTTTACTAGTTTTGCAACGAGTTCTTTTCCTTTTGGAGAGGACAAGTCATCCCATACTTTCTTTCTTGTACTAATATCATATTTAGAAAATACATCTCTTAGTGCGTCTACAATTGATACAACTGCTTTTGTTTTGTTACTAGAGTTCTCAGCTTCTTGTATAATCCAATCTTGAAATTTTTTCATTTTTTATTTTTCTTTCATATCATTTTCGTCAATATTTGGTTCTTAATATATATCTATATTTTGTTAAAATCTACCATTTAAAAATGGTAGAAGAAGATAGAAGAAAGTGAGCTTATTCGTCGTACGGGGCTTCATCCCCGCACGGTAACTCTTGATATTCGTCAGAGACGCTGTCAAACCACGGTGATAGGTCTGGAAGTATCACGATCAGTCATGAATTTGCAAAGCACTTTTATCTGAAATGAATATATTTTCACCAAAAGCAAGTTCGAACCAGATATTATATATTCCGGCATCGATTTCTGAGGTGTCTATAAAGTAGTAGGCGTACATTTTTTCACGAAATCCAACAAGTTGTCTGTCTACCAATAGTTTCAAGTCATTTTCTACTGGCACACAATCACCGCAAGCAGATTCTATTGACACTCTTAAATCTGCTACTATTGCTAAATTTTCGTAGTAGTTTTGTACATCTGATCCTCTCGGTACATTCGGTGTTACCTGTATTAGCAGATATCTTTTTGTACCTTTTCTTATTCTATTTGGTCTAAAGTTAAAATTAAAGTCATAAATTGGAGGCACAGAAGTTGTGAACCAAAGATCTGGATAGATTGTGAAGTTGTTGGTTATAGTTGCAACACAAGCTTCATTGTCTTCAAATTTAACAGTCCATTTGTCTACATAATTTCCAATAACATAATCCGGATCCAGTGCTGCAATTTCCAGCAAATATTGTCCAGCGGATTCATTCGTTACATTGTTCCCACTTATTGTTTCTATTAATCGAAGTCCATCTGGATTATCAACTGTTTTTTCTGCTGGATCTAAGAAATATATTTTAACTTCTTCTATTTCATTTACATTAACTTTGTTATTACTGTTATAGGTGAATAGCCTTAAGAAAATATTGTCTCCAACCGTTGGATTTTGGTATCTTTCTTTTGTCACTTCTTACTTCCTTTTTGACTGAGATTGTGCTTTTTTTCTAGAAGACTCCATAGCTGCATTCTCGCTTTCCTTTTGCTGAATAAACCTTTCGATCATCCATTTTCTCATGTTTATTGGCAAACGCATAGACTTTTCCATATCAAGGTGCAAGTGATATTGAAAGAAAAAAACTTCTTCCGCTAACCCTTTCCATAGTTCTAGGCTTGGCTGGGCCCCTTCTTGCGCCGTGGGAAGAAAAAACTTGCTTCCAGTGGCAGATCTATTTCAAATTCAGCATAACAGGAAGGACAAACAATTGATATATTGGTATCAACTCCAAACGGTGGTTCATTAATGACATTTCTTATATATGAAACGTCACTAATTGGCAAGCTTTTCAAAAGAATTTGAAGTTCATTTTTATTATCAATTCCATCAATTTCTTCTAATAGTGAAGCTGTTCTGAAAGTTAGAGTATCATCAGCAGCAGAATCACCGAAAGCCTTTACTCTTCGTTCTCTGTGGTCCGTAATATCTTGCTCATCTTTACCTGTTGAAAGTCTATAAGTAAAAGGAAGTTTTGTAGTTGGCAAAACGTCTTTAAGATTTGGTCCATATGTTTCTGGACATGATTCAACATAAAGTGCATTAAGATCTATCGTTGTAGAAAACTTTGCTTCACATTCGGGGCACTTAATTTCTACGTCATATTTTGGAGTGTATGAAATACCTCTTAAATAGATAAGAAGAAATGTTCTGTCGACTGAAAGCAAGTTTTCTGATTTGAATTGATTTCCTTCTTTTAGACATTTTTGGAATATCATATTAATTGCTTGACCTTTTCGAACAAATCTAGGAGTAGCCAAAATTTGTTCTTCTTCTCCGGTCATTGGTCTGATTGAAACAACTCCATTTGAAGGACCGTTATCTCCGTCATAAAATCGACCTTTAGACGGCAACTGTATTTCTTCATATACAGAGCTAGACCCTTTTATAATTTCTAAAAGATCTTTAAGATGCCCAGTACTGACTTCTTTCTTCTCAAAGCCTTTCATTTTTTGTTTTTGTTCTTTTTCCTCACCCATACTACTGAATCCAGATTTAGGCTCGGTGCTTTCTCCTCGCACTTCTTTTAGTGCCCTTGTGAATTCAGCAGGAATATTGCCTTTTATTTGAACGCCGCTTCCTCCTTCTGAAGGTTGGGATTCAGAAACTGGAGAGTATGATTCTTGTGTTTCGTTTGTCTCATTTGCTTCATTTTCTGACACATCTTTATTTGGTCTCTTTGGGCGAAAAGCTTCATCTGCCATTTTGGTCTCCTTAATGTTTATGCAATACTACTATGATAAGATAGTATCATGGAAATAAATTTAAAAAATGTTGAAGATTTGATTTTTTTTGACAAAAAGGCTCAAGCCGCTTTGCCTGACTTTAAGGATCTTTTCGACCAGTGGCATCTTGGACGAATGATTCCGGCTTTAAATGGCATTGGGAATAAAAGCATTTTTGACTTAATAAACTCTTTAGAAAGCAAGCATTTAGAGTCTTTAGAGCGGTATTTTGGAGAAAAGATTATTTTCAATAGAATAGAAACAGGTATAGTTAAAAATCATTCTATTAATTTGTCCGATAATTTATGTGGGTTCTCTGAATACAAGGATTTTTTTGCTTATCGGAATAAGAATGAAATATTCATATCTTTTTGGAGGTGAATATCAAGAAATATTTTCTTTTTTTATCATTTCTTTTTTAAGCAATACCTGACAAGCTTCTATCGCATCTTCTAAATCTTTTGGCTTACACTTTAAGACGCGGCAGGCTCCACTTTTATTGAGTCTACCTTTTTTTGTATATACCTTGCCATCATTTAAAAGAAAAGCGTCTACTAGATTTCCGTAACCATTATCTATTAGCTTTTGTATTAGTTCTTGATTTTCTAATTGATCAAACGGGTTGTTTTTCATTATATTTTATCCTATTTGGAGAGTATGTTATATTATTATAATAAAATAATAACTATGAATCAATAGTCAACAACAATATTTTGTTTTTTATAAATTCCTTTTTTACTAGTAATTTGTTTTTCTTGTATTTGCACAAAATCCAAGTATCTTTTTTTAAGTTCATTATAATTTCTGGCAGTTCTGTACATCTGTCTAAAATGATTTAATATACAAGTTGTCATATAATTAAACGCTTTGCCTTTTTGTGGGTCAAAACGGTCAATTTTTTCGAAACATATCATTACGCCTTCTTGTATTGCATCATCTTGATCTATTAGGTTAAATTTTGCATATCGAACAATGTTTTCAGAAAGAGTGTAAAACGCCATTGCCAACTGACGCTGCATTTCGACGTAATTTATACTAACAACCCCATAGGTTGATTCTGTTTGAACCCATAATGGTGGTTTTTTATATTTGCCTCTTTTTAATGTTCTTTCTTCTGTTTGCTTTATATCATCCATGAACAACTGATATTTAATCTTTTCTTTTTTTGAGTATTGAAAAGTTACGATTAGCTTCTCGAAAGATCTGTTATTAAGGTATTCATTTGACATTGAGTTTCTTTCTACAATCATCAAACTTTTCGTTTATATGATTTATTGTGTTGCTGCTAGAGTTTTCCTTCCAGCATTTTATTCTTTCAAGTGCTTCTTTTTTTGCATCAAAATACCACTTTCTAGCTTTTTTATAATATGTTTTATTATACAATTTTGAGCTTGTAAAACTACGAAAATGGTCTATATTTTCGTCTTTTTTCCTTTGAAAGTTTAATTCTTTGCCAATAATGTGCGGCACAATATTGTGTGTTCTGAGTATGTAGTTTCCCAGTATCTCCGTATCAGGCCACCCAGGACGCGATAACGAAGGAGAATAGTCTTTAATGTTATAATAGTTAGCCAATCTTCTTAGGCTCCAACCGAACCCAATTCTGTCCATTACAGGCATGTGATACATTGTGGCGGTATGAGATACCATTCCAACCCAATCTTCATGTTTTCTAGGGCTTATTTCATAGCCAACCACAGGAGATATCTTTTTACAAAGGTTAACAAGCTCAGCTAAAAAAGTTTTTTTTCGCATAAAGCAATCTGCATGTGTTGCAAAAAGATACTCGGTTCTACAGGCACTAAAAGCTAAGTCCATTGCAATTGCTGGGAAGTCTGATGGGTGTATAACTCCATTCAATCTTAATGCATGTACTTCTAAGTCATCTGATCTTAATTTCTCTATTTTCTTATATTCTTTATTGCAACTACCTGTGTCTACAATAATAATGTATGGTTTTTGTGTTTGTAGCCTTAAAAGCTCCACATTCAAAAGGATCTGTTCAGATGTGTCTAAACAAGGTATTACTGCTGTTATGGTGTATTCCCAAGGCTTTTTAATACAATTGCCTTTCCACGGTTCGCTTTGTTGCGACATGTTTCGTAGAGGTGCCAAATCTTTTTTAACTACCATTTAGCACCGCACTTGTTTATAAAAAATGCCAATATTGACTCTCTATTTTTGTTTTGCACAAGCTAATATAGTACAAAATTTGCATTTCTCCTTGATAAGAAATACCGTATTTTTTGATGTTCTTACTATGTTAAATAGTGAAAAATATATTAGTTCAATTAATTGAAAAGCCTAATGCTCCAAAATTTTATAGAGATTTATACAAATATTATAATGAAAAAAAAATGGAAAATGAAGCTATGGCAATACTAAACTTAATCAAAATTAAATTTGATCAAGACCTTGAAAAAAATGACAATAACGATTAACCTAGTAACCAAAAACAACGACCAGACAATTAAAAGTACTTTAGAATCTATTAAAGAATTAAAAGCAAAAATTTTAATTGGAGACTTAGGTTCAAAAGACAATACAATAAAAATATGTCGTCAATATGAGAACGCAGAAATAATTCCAATCTCGCTGAACAACAGCATGAGTATTGCAAAAAATCTACTTATTAAAAAATGTAAGACAGAATGGATGTTTTTTATTGATCCATGGGAAGTAATAATATCTGGATTAGAAGATATAAATTCATTGTCTAATTCCAAAGATAAAAATGCATATAATGTAAATTTTTTACAAAATGATCTTATAACAAAAGAGACTAGATTGTGGCACAAAGATAAAAATTTGCAATTTAAGAATCCTGTTTTTGAAACAGTGCCTAACGTAGGCTTAGAAACAGAAATATATCTAGTTTCAAATAACAATATCAAAAATCCACTAAAAATAGAATTACTAGATCAGTGGAGATCAAATAAGCCTTTATCTAATGAGCCACTATACTACTTATCTTGTGTGCATTTATCTAATAAAGAATGGGACAAGTTTTTAAATTTAGCTGATCTATACTTGTACAAGGAAGTGTCTGTTACAATGTCATTCATAATGACTCAGTACTATTGTGCTATGGTCAAATGCTACGTTAAGGAGCAACAAGACTACAATAAAGCAATAGGATATATATTAAACTGTATTGAGCACAAGCCTTTAATGGCAGAGTTTTGGTGTTTGCTTGGTGATATTTTTTATGCCGTTAGCGAATATGAAAAGTCTATATGTTTTTATGAAAATGCAATTATTCTAGGAAGTAAAAGGCTAAAGAGTGACGCATGGCCAATGGAAATATCAAAATATAAAGAATATCCAAATAAAATGATAAAAATTTGCAACAATTTAAAAAGTACTGTATGTAACTATATTAACGATACAAAAGAATAATTTGAAAAAAGGAAAATATGGTAAACTTAATTTTGTTCATAGTAAGTACAATTGGAATGACTCATATAATTGTTGATGGATCAATTCTGGAAAGATTTAGAATCTTTTTTAAAGAATGTTCTAAGAAGCTTTATGTTCCAACTTTAGGCAGCATAGTTGACTGCTACCTTTGCTCTGGCACTTGGTGCGGCTTTTTAATGGGTTATATTTGGATTTCTAAAGATCCATTAGAAGTTTTTGCCTGTGGTTGTGCAGGTGGATTTTTAGCTAATTTTGCTGCAACCGTTTCTAACTGGATCGAATCCGCTACCATAATGAATTTCCCAAATGAAAACGACCAATAAATATACAGTTTTTTGTCACAATTGTAATTTTAAGCAAATAATAATTCCATCAGAATTAAAAAATTTTGTTTGCATAAAATCCTCTATGATACAAAAAACTATACCTCAAATAGATCTATTGACTAAAAAGCTTATATCAAAAGAAACTAGTCAGCCAATAAAGGTCAAATGCCCAAAGTGTGGTTTTGCCATTAGACCAAAAATTATACCGAAAGAAAAACAAAATGACTAATTCAATTAGCCGACCAGTTTCTTTAATGGATGTTAAACAAGCTTTAAGAGACACAAGATTCAGAGAAAAACTACCAGATTCTTTTAAAGAAGAAATTCATAAATATCAACAAAATCCAGGATGTGCTTGTAACGTTCCTTTATACAAAAGAATAATGACAGAAGCGAAAGACGTTTTACAAAATTACTATCCGAATAAGTCTGTGGTTAGTTTAGAAGAAGATGCAAAAAAGTTAGCAGACAATAACTTTTCTGTGATTAATTGCCATATTAAAGATTTAGAAGAAAATCTTAAAAAGCTATCTATAGGAAGAAAACAAATAGCAATTTGTAGATATGAAGATCAGGTAACTGCTATTATAAATGAACTTGATTTCTTATACTAAAAAAATCATGCCTTTTTGAGATATGCCCTATCATATCTTAAAATTAGGTCGCACATAACTATGTCGCTACTCGCCATATCTAAATCTCCAAAGTCAATAGAGTTAGGCCACACATGATCGAAACCCCATTTTTCTATAACATTTCCACATCCATCATAAAGCTCTAATTCTGCATCATGCTTTTTGAAGTTTTCTCCTGATGTAGTAGGAACAACGTCTGCAAGGCAAGACGGAACATATGTGCCTTTTTCTGGATCATATAGTTTTTTTAACCATTCGAATATAGGATGTTCATTTTTTTTAAGGTCATATAATGTTAAGGCAACAGGTTTCCAATCGGGTTTTCCTGGATAATAAATAGTTTCTGTAAGATGCTGTGCTTCTATCTCTTTGAACGTAATAGTAGGTCTAGCTGATTTGTGTGGAGCTAAAGCATTAATCCCCTCAGCACTGATATCTTTTATTGTAAAAAGCCAACGAAATTTTCTTTTAAAACAGGTTGACTCATCATCTAGCCCAAGACCTTTAACTGCTCCGGGACCCATATCTTCTAATTTCATATTAATTTTTCTATTAGAGTATAAAACAAGAAACCTTGTACCTATTAGATAGTAATAAGTACAAGGTTCCTATTAAGTAATTATAAAATTTAGTTGCAGCCAGCACAGCATGGTTCTACTGTTCCGTTGCATCGTGGGGTGTATGTGACTTCACTGTAACGAAGAGTTAGTTCCAACGTTACTTCTTCCGAAGAAGAATAGTCTAATTCACCAAAATTCACTGCCTGTGGCCATACGTGGTTTAGCTCCCAGCTTTCAAGAGATGTACCACAGCCGTCATAAAGATCAATATAAGCAGTAGCTGCATATCCCTGTCCGCCGCCGCCTCTTTGACCTTTCTTAGAAGCTTGTGAATACGGAACCTGCTTGCCTGTGAAGTTAAAAGTCGTGGCAAGCCAACTGTAAAGAGCTGTCATGCCCTGTACGGTATCAGGACCAGCAATATCATAGAACGTGACCGTAATCGTTTCCCAGCTTGCTTTTCCTGGAATCCACATCTTGCTATTTAGAAAATTTATTTCAGTTTCTTCAATAGTTAGATTTGGTCTTGAGGCAAGCTTAACATAGAAAGGTGCAATGCGTCCGCCTGAGCAATTCGTCTTTAGCTCAAACGTCCACCTATATTTCCTCTTGAACACTACATTGTCTCCACCAAGTTGATCCATACCCATGTCGGTCAATTTGGCACCCGGTGCAAAAGCATTAGGCATAATTTAATTCTCCTTTTTTAACTATCTTTTTATTTTTTATAATCTTAGAATATCGCATCGGCGTTTTCTGTAAAGCTTCCTGTTCTGTGTATTGAGAACTCAATAAACATGAATTCGACTGCACGTGTTGGCTGCACGCCAATTTGTGCTCTAAATTCATTCCTGTCTATAACGTCTGGAGTATTTAGCTCCGCATCAGCCTTGACAAAGTAGTCTGTTAGTCCTCGTCCTCTTTTTACTTCTTCTAGTATGCCAACGCATATGGACACGAATGATTTTCGGAATATGTCGTCGTTTGGATCGAACAACAGTCCTCTGACAGCCACTCTAATTCTTTTTTCTAAGTAGAACATAAGCCGTCTAACGTTCACTCGGTCTAAAGCCGTAGGTCTACGCTGAAGTGTCTTTTGACCCCAAACTAAGAAGCCTTGTACGTCAACAAACTGCACAATAGGATTGATACAATTTCTGAATCCATACATCAAGTCTCTCTCGGCTAACGTGGGGCGATCATAAACATCCGTGATGCCAGGAACAATTCCACGATTTAAACCTGCTGGAGCAAACCAAGGCTTGCTAAGATAGTCACTTCTTGCAATTACAGCCAAGATTGAGCCGGATGGTGGAACCCAAACGTCTACGCGATTAAAGTTGTCTCTAATTTTCACCCAAGGCCAGTACATTGCACCAAAGTCTGAATCGAATCTGGTCAAGTTAAGTGGATGGGAACCATTTTGCCACGCTACTATTTCTTTAACAGTTAATCCGAATGGAGGATCAACGATAGCCAAGCAATCCATTCGAACGTTTTGGCAGAAGTCTAGCATAGCGGTTACGACTGATGTACTAGCATGGCCAGGAACAGCGATCAAATCGATATCAATTTGTTCTGGCTCACTAAGTACATAGAGTCCGGTGCTTCCTACGGCAGATCCGATGAGCAGCTCATCTTGTAAATCTGGATCCGATGGAATACCGTCCGAACCACCAACAAGGTCATAAGTTCCAACAAGTGGCTGAGCTAAAACGTCTGTATTGTCTACAACTCGAATATAGTCAGACACTAAAGAAAGGTATGTTTCAACATAATATGAACTTTGATCATTCTTTGTTAGCATTCCCCATGCTTCAACTTGAACACCATTGTTATAAACTTCTAATATAAAGTGATTCTCACGAGCATCGTTTTTAACAACAACTTGCGTTTGATTTCCATCGATACCAGCAGACTCAGCAGAAAGACTAAATGTAATTTCATCTGTTGTGTTTTCTGCTCCTGTTACAACACCAAAAGCTGCTGTACCTGCAACGTCATCGGATGCCCCCTCTGGGCTAAGTCCGTGACCAGTAAGTGTAGATAAACCAAAGAATTGTTCTCCAGTGCTTGATTTTCTAACTCTAATTCTAGCGTCCGCTCCAATGCTTAACGTTGAGAACACCAAAGAGTTTGCATCTTCTGAAGCTACCCAGCCACCAGGAAGTTCGCCGCCTTCTTCATATCTCAGTGCATTTATAGCAATCACAATATCAGCAATAGCTGTAATCGGAGTGCCAGATAACTCTAACGCTGTGTTTAAATCTATTAGTTGTATAACACCATCAATTGTTACATTATCTGTTCCATCTAATATTAAACTTAAATTCCAAGTTCCAGATGATGGTATTGTGTACACACCAGCCGATCCACCAGCAGGATATTTCGTAAGTGTTCCTGCTGCCTGACCTGCTGTCATGCCAGTACCCAATCCAATAATTTGATATATATCATTTTGAACAGATACTATTTCAAGCGAAGAAGCTGGACCATAAGCCCATATTGCTCTGACGCCTATTTCACTCTCATCATCCGTCTCATCGAGAAGATAAAACTCTATGCCATCATTTTCTGCATCTAGTTGTAAATTCAATTCGTCTATAACTTCTTGTGATGTTTTGTCTGTTACACTCGATTCAACCATAAGAGTTTTTGGATTTAGTATGCCATTGAGCTTGTATCGAAAGAAGTATGCTTCTACCTCTATTGAGGCATCTACATAAGGATTTGGGTCAAAAGTATGTGAAGTACCAGTTATGGCGGATTCCAGTTTTGCTACGGTTCCGGCTGCTGGAACATCAACAGCAGCTATTTCTGCCTGCTCATCACTAACAGGATCTTCGTCGCCAACTCTCACAACAAAAAGTTCGTTTGCAACTAAAAGATACTGCTGTGCAGCATATATGAGGTACGGATCACCCACATCTGGGTGTGGATTACCGAATACAGTTGTAAGTTGTCTGGATGTATTGATTAGTATCGGAAGATTGAAAGGACCTTTAGATGCAAATCCAATCAAGCCAGCACGATGAAAACTTTGTTCGGCTGGTACAAAACTTAAATCTTTTTCTGCTATTCTTATGCTTGGGCTTATTGTATTGGAAGGTGGAAAACCTCTTAAAATCGCCATAGTCTATTCTCCCTTGTTTACGTTTGTTGTGTTTCTTATGGAAATCAATCCATTTTTCTCTGCTCTATCTATGTATTCTGTTGTTCTTTCTTCATCCAGAAGAAAAATATTTTTTCCGGATCCAATTCCTGGTATGTTTAGCGTCGTAAAAGAGTGTGGTGCTCTTCTAGATTTTACAACTAATTGTACTGGGAATTTATTTCTATTTCTTATTTCTAACAATCTAACTCCTCCACGGCTTCTTCTATTTGGGTAAGTACTTCGTTTATCTGACTTTCTTGTGTAACATTTATAACATCAACTCTTGCCTTAAGTACTGCTTTCTTTCTTGTTATTGGTTGTGATATATAGGACTTTGCCAACACATTAAATTCATATTTAATTACTTTAATTGCACTATCTCCGGGCTCTTGGTCTATGTTGTTGGCAATGCTTTCTATTGTTACAATTATTTCCCAAGGTATTCCAGTTACTTTTATATATGCAGCTAAACTAAATTTTGTTAAAATTTGTTCAATAATTTGATTCATATCTTCTTTGTACATTGTCCAAGCTGTAATTGTATATCCTATATTGATAGGTATTCCCTTAGAAATGCCGAAAATCGTATCTCTTTGGTACTTTTCTTTTATAGCATATCCAGGCTTTCCATCGTCTGGGCGGCTAAAATAATTGAGAGCTTGATGATACGTATATCGATCCACATCATAGTCGATGCTGGTTTGTGTGATTGCCATCATAGGTAATTTTATTCGATCAACTACGAGAGTTTCATCTTTTCTAACATTATCTTGTATAATAGCTGCGACGGCTTTTTCAGGTGTTCCTAGAATAACTGGTATAGGCCATGCTTTTCCATCTTCGTCAATTACAACAACATCTCGAAACATATCAAGAATGGCTTCATCTGTTCCTCTTATTGATTTTGAGTATCTGTAGATTACTGTTCTGTCTGGATTTTCTAAGTCATTTACAATGTGCCCGCGCGTAATAGGATCACAGTCCACTTTAGAACCAAACCCTGTTTTTTTCATCGTTTGATCTTTTAGCCAGTTTAAAGTAGAGTCATTTGGTTCACGAAGGCTATCGGACTTATCTGTAGAGCAATATGCTGCGGAGTCTAGATTCACATTTCCTTGTGGTCCTTTTTCGTTACACTCCACATAGTTTTTTTGATTATGATTTGGGTTGCTTGTCATTTTTTTCTCTCTACATATGTAGTAATATTTTTAAAAATCAAAAGACGGCTGATTTTGTGACGGCACAGATTTTAATATCCATCCACCAACTTTCTGTTCCTTATCTTGTACTTTCCACCATCTTTTGTCTCCATTCTTTGGATATAAAATAGATCCTTCTCCAAAACTAGAGTCTGTCCACAGCTCCATAAATAAATCGTTTTGCGTAAGAATTACTGCTTCAAAAGAAGTTGGTTTTTCATATTGAATTGTTTTATAAACATCTCCGTAAAGATCATCCTTTTTCTCTCGAATGATAGCAGGAAGACAATAAATGAATGTTTTTTCTATTGATGGCTTTAATTCTTGTTCTTTTTTATTTACTTTTATATTTTCTTTTTTAAATTCATTCTCATTTATTTTTGATGAATCTAATTCATCCAAAAAAATAGCACCTTGATTTTTTTCTTGTAATTCAAAATCTGATCCCATTGGCATGACCATTGTTCCATCTTCTTTGAATTCTGGTTTCCAAGTCATATTGTGGACAGAGAAGGCAGACCAAATATTTTGCTCTTTCATCGCAGGATTAGGTGCTATAAGTTTATAAACCGATCCATCTTTGTGGTAGAGCGTCATGTGTCTTTTCGAAATTATTTAATTTTTTCCAAAAAATGTTGGGCTGAATATATATTAGAAGAAGACATAATAATTTAAAAAAATATACAAAGGGAAATATGGTTTTAGTTGTACCTGACAGTGCAGATGTTTTAATGTTAAAATTCATTTTAAACAACATTACAACCACTGGATCTGCTCCTGTATCTGGTGGAGATAGAAGATTAAGATTGTTTACCAATGATATAATACCATATAAGTCTACTATATTGGGCGATCTCGTTGAAGCAAGCAACACAGGATACGCAGCTATACCTTTGGTTGGCACGAGTTGGGTGGTTTCCACAACAGATGCCCCTCATATTATATCATGTGGAAATCTACAACGAACTAGCCATTTAGTTCAAAACGAGGTTTCTAATGTTGATGTTGGAGCGGTTGAACCATTACCAGCAACTTATTACTCTGTATATACTCATTCTGATAATATTCCAATTTTAGAAGGAACAATTAGCGGGACAGTTTACAGTGCATCTGTAGCCATACAAACTTTTGTTGTTTCTTGTGCTGGAGTCTTTACATTCACAGACATTGGATCTCCAGCCGTAAAATGTAAAACTTCTGGATCAAGTGTAAACAATGTCACAGGAGTTATTACTTTGGCGTGGATTGGAATGCCAGCCGCTAATTATATCACGTTCAATTATGAATATGATGCGTGTCATAAGAAGACAACAGCTTCTTATTCTATTCAAACCTTTTCTATGACCCAAGCTGCCGATGTATATGGTTATTATATAACTAATGTAGGCGGAACGCAACTTTTGTGGGCAGAGAGATTTCCGCATGCACCATTTATCATACCGAATTGGGGTGGAAATATAACAGTCACATTAAACTTTACATTGGATTGAAATATGGCATTATTAAATTCTGATGGTACTCCATACAAACTTCAAGGTAGCGTACAGCAGTTTGATCCAAATAATCCAATGTTTGACCTTTTTAATCTGTGGGATCAAGAATCAATAAAAAGAGGTGGATCACCAATATTTTATTATGAAGTTATAATACGACCAGATATGATTGACCCGATATATTTGGAAGCAAGAAACAAGTTGTTTTCAAACAATCCGATACAGTTTTGGTGCAATTATGAGCCAATTTCTTCGCAAAATGTTTTAAATCAATTTGGAATAGATGCACCGGATGAAATGCGGTTTGAATTAAACTATAGGTCTGTTTTGAAAGGTCTGGGTCATCCTCCGAAAATAGGATCTAGACTTTTTACTCCGCACCTTCAAGAGAATTGGGTTATTGTTCAAAGAAATTTAAGTGAATTTAAAATGTGGGGAGTTCTTAGAGTTGAATTAATCTGTCAAAGATTCCAAGAAGATGTTGTGACAGGGGATGGAAAAGTTACTCAGAAACAACCAGATCTAAAAATTAAAATAATATAAATATTACAAAATTTCAATTTGATATATTTCGTGATTCATATTAATTATTTTATGTACTTTTTTAAAAAAACATAATGGAATAGAAGGCTTCTTAAAAGATCCAATTGCTTTTGCTAAAAAAACATGTGTTCTAGTGTCTCTTTTTTTTATCTTAAAAGCCTTCATTTTTTTTCTTTATTTTTTTTCTTTATTTTTAACTTACATTTGTAAAGAACTGTCGGTTTCTTTTTTTTCTGTATATCGTTTAAAAAATTTTTCATTCCGTCATAACCACTTTTACCTACAATAGTAGAAAGTTGTTTGTATTTGTCACTAAACTTATTACCTGAGTTATCTTTCCACTGATTTTTGGCAACCTTATTAAGATTACTTTCTAGTGTGTTATCTAATGTTGTTCTTTCTACTTTTTCTTCATGTGTCATTTCTTCGATATCGTATGAAACTTTTCTTGGAATTACTAAAGCCTGTCCATACGGCTCTGCTTTTCTAAAAATTATTTCTTGATTTACTTTGGGAGCCTTAAAAACTACAAAAAATATTTTTGGCCACCAGTTCGTTTGTATGTGTCCAGGAAGACAACAAGGAACAGTTCCAGAGCAATCTGTGTAAAATCTTGGATGCGGCTCAGTTCTTAAAACATAGCCTTCTGGCACCTTTATATCTAATGATGATGTCATACCAAAGTAACCAGATGCAAAAGCCACAAATGGAGGCAATTTGATGTCTGGGCACTGTTTATTTTCTTCTTCAAAATCGCCATCAAATACAATCGATCCGTTTATATTTCTAACGTGACATTCTGTGTCAAAAGGATAACATAATTCAATTCCATAAGTAGATCCTTCAACAAAAGGAGGACAATGCCATGGTTGAGGTTCTGATCCATTACTATGACTATTGGGATTTCCAGCCCATCCTGGTATGTCAAGTTTTATCTGTTTTGGTACCCCACCTTTAAACCACGACCTATATTTTATTTTTATAATTTCCATTTTAAAAGCATTCCTGTGAAACCATGCTTCGTCATTTACAATTCTTGATTATATTGTATTTGATTTGGCGGGTCAACTGTTTGGCTACAGATAGCCTATGTGCGAGTCTTTTCGGCAACAATAGTTGCCGTAAGTCCAAGTTGAGTTAATTGTTCTTTATGATCTTGCACCGACTTCATGTAAGCTGTTTCGTAAACATCTGTAACCAGAGTAAAGAAGCTTTTCATGTCGCTCTCATTCGCAAGCATTGTTCCAAGTCGATCTATAATTTGCTCGTTTTTATAATATTTTTCTTTTATCAATTCAAACATTACTTTTTTTATATAGTTGCCATTCAAGTTGTTGAATTGATTCATCCAGTTCATTGTTTTACATTTCTGTTTGTTTTTTTACAATTTCGATAGCTTTTTTTATTTTTAATTCTTCTTCTTTTCCTATAATTTCACGCTCCAACATTCGTTTTAGATGTGATATTAGATTAGATCCAGTTTCTTCTATTTCTATTTCTTTTTTATGATGGAAAAATTTTCTGAAATTAAAGTCAGGAGAAATTATTTTATTTATAAGGGATAGTTCATTTTCTGAGTGTTTTGTAGTTTCTTCTGGTGCAGTTTTTGTAGGTTCTTCTGGTGCAGTTTGTTCGGGTTCAGTTTTAATAGTTTTTTCTGATGCAGGTTGTTTTGCTTTTCTTGGAACAGCACGGAAACGTTTTTCCGTTTTTGTTGGTGTCGGAGTCTGTTCTACCGAAGGACCGATATCCTCTACATCTTTTGATGTTATAATATCATATAAATTCATTTTTAGTTTTTCGGCGGATGATTTAATTAGTTGAACAATTCTTAATTTTTCTGCTCCTTGTGGAACATCTTCATTTAGCTGATTTAACTGATCCTCTATTTTTTTTACTATTGATCTTATCTCATAATATTGTTTTAGATTTAAAAAAGAGGGATTAAAAGATTCTTGTGCACCCAACTCATCGCCAAATCTATTTTTCCAATAATAAGGATTATTAGTGTTTGTTCTTCCTCCGTGCCATATATTAGATACAGACCCTTTGAATCGATCCCAAAGTCCACGTTTTAGAGCTGGGTTCATCGGCTCACTAACTAAACTTCTAATAAGATCAGAAACCCAAGAATCTACTGCTGCACTAATTTCATTAGAAAGCTCTTTTCCATTATGTTCTTCTCTAAATTTTTTAAGAATTTCATTGTTCGCTAACATATTCTCCTATCTTCTTTAGTGACATTAAGCAGGAATCAAAACAGTGAAAATCACTGGAGATATAATCTAGAGCTAAGTCATTAAATTTATCGTTATGATCGGATGATTCTTCTACTTCAAAATAAATAGATTTGTTCTTTTTGCCTAGCACTCTGTATTTATGCATAAGAACATAGGCAGCGGCTCCTAGGTCTGTGACAAATCGATTGCCCTTAGAATCAAAGTTATACTCTCCTATTTTTTTAAGTGACATGATACAAGAATCAAATCTATGGAATTCGCTTGAAAGGTAGTCTAGCGTTAATTGATCAAACAATTCAGCAGTGTGCTTTTCGTCTATTAAGAAGTAAATATCTCTTCCTTTTCTCCCAATAACACGAAATTTTTGCATTAAAATATAAGCTGCTGCTCCTAAGTCTCCAATAGTTTTATAGTTTTTTTTCATTTTTTATTTTTGTTTTTACTTTACGGCTTCAGCAGCTATTAGACACCCTCTTGCCACAGAATACAAGGGGTCTTCTGGTTTTATTATTGAGCCAATTTTTATAGGTAGCTGTGTTTGTTCAATTACATCTTTAAATAATTCTGTAAATCCGTTTGGAGAAGAAGTACCACCAGCAATTACTATATCAATAGGAGCATCGGATCTAACTGTTTTAGAAATATCTGCAAAACCTTTTTTAATGCCACCAACGGTGTGCTCTATCATTAGTTTATATTGTGTACTTATTGCTCTTTGAATAAGATTCGTTGGAGGAACAGTAAGATCTATTTTTGTTTTTTCAATATTTATGTAAGCAATTGTCTCACCAGTTGCTTTTGCAGCCTGTTTGTCTATCCAATCTCCTGAGTTAACAATAGAAAAAGCAAACACTGGGTTGCCATACATAGCATAACAAACGTTCACCATTCCGCTTCCAAATGAGATTCCGATGCCAGTAAATGCTTTTCCTCCTAATTCCGCATACACTAAAGCTAAAGCCTCGTTAATTGGGTGTGCATCAACACGATATCCAGTTTCACTCTTATAAGCTTTAAATATTGCTTCTAGTATTCTTTGGTGATAGTCAGCATCAGTATCTTGGTTTATTGCATTTGCTGGAATACAGTAATAAAGAATCTCTCCATCTTTTTTAACATTGTTAATCAAACTGTGAATCATAATAGAAAGTATTTGAAAAGCATCTTTTTCTTTTGGGTTTACACACCCGTGAATCATTGGGCGTTTTAGTTCTACTTGGCTCATCGTATACGCCATGTTCACGGATGCTTCTCCTAAAGCATATGCAATATTGTCCCGTTCTATCAGTGGCACTCCAGCACTCTTCATCATGTTAAAAACGAATCTGTTTTCAAGTGGAATTTCTAGAAATGCATTCACTTCTCTTTTATAAGAGAATTCCCCTTTGCTTGTTCTATTGCAACACACTAAATTATATGTACCAGCGTCAAATCCTACTGCCATTGTGTTTTATCCTTTACTTTGTACTTCTACTACTAATGCCGTACTTCATTATAACTATACACTTGTTATTTTCCAAATTCTATTTTAGATCCTTCTTCAAAACTTGGTATTTCCCAAGCAAAATCTTCTTCTTTTTTAATTTTTTTCTCTAATTCTGTTTCTATTGATTTTCTTTCTATACCTTGTGATAACAAACCTTCTGTATTCATATTGATATTGATATCTAACGTCAGCGATACCTGTATTTCGCCTTCTTTTGTTATTATTTTTACATTTCCTGGTTTAATTAAAGACGCCACAATACCACCTTTAAATTATAAAGTTGTTCATTCTATTTAGTGGAATATGTGCTTTTTTTAAACTAAAAACTTTCGCAAAAACAGCATATATCCATAATTAGCTTGTAGGAACACTTCGGACAGAAATGATTGTTTGAACGGATGAACTGCTACCACTGCTATTGCTTAATTCAAGCTTGGTAATTGTTATATCTCCATAATTAAAAACTTGAGTATTACCACTTTCCAAAGAAAAAACAGCGTTTGCTATACCATTAATTCTAATTGAAACATCTCCGGTGCCTATATTGTGGATTTGAACAAATTGAGCAGGACCGCCGTTGTCGCCAAGTATATCAATAAGATTATCATCATAAGTTGAATCATCATCAACAGTTAAGGAATATACTCTTGGAAAATTGTTTTCCTCAGGTATATCACTGTATACAGAGCCATCATCAGTTACTACTGCTATAAATGCGTCTTGTTGAGATACTTGTGGATAAGAAAAGCGTTTCCAGTAATTGCAGTCTGTGAATGTCTCTCCATCTTTTAAATTTCGATAAATTCTTCCTGGCCCTGACACATATATCGTTCTTTGCACAGAAGGATCCATTTGAGCGTATGGCGATAAAACAGAAGGGTTTAAATCCAAACTACCTTGGCTTACGTTATTTAGAACTACTCGGAATACACTCATTTGTTACTTTCTATTATGCAAATATTACATTATATATATATTGATTATTTGATTGTTTGGAAATAATTTTTTAAATAAATTCTCCCCGATTCCAGTAGGCACTAAAATAGTTTGCATGCCAGTAGAAGCCGCTTTATATAAATATTCATTTTCAACACCAAATACAGCATCAAATTCATTATAATCTATTGGATTAATATCCACAGAATATTCATTGCTTTCAATTATTTCAATAGCTTTCTTTATTTGCGAACCAGTAAGAGATTTTGTTGGAAAGCAACCGTTTGTTAGAAGAGCACATCTTTTTAAATGGTTTTTACCTGTATTTTTAAGAGTGATATCACATGAAAAATTAGGGAAATTTGTCAAAGCAATACTTTGGAATTCTATGTCAGATTCGACCATAAGATTTTCCACAGGGTGAAAATCTATATTATCTGAAATTTCTTTTACATAGGACAAGCTATTTTTATTGTTTATTAATTCTGTTCTAGAAAAAACTTTTTTTTCATACTTAAGAACATGAATTGAATCATCTTGGCATGCTATATACATCTGAAGACCGGGAAAAGAGGATTCTATTGTTGGTCTTAATAAAGACAATTGAACAAGATATTCTCTGTTATTTCCATAATAAGCAACACAAAAATTATTCTTTATTTTAACGTAGTTAGGCAGTGTAATCATTCAAAAAATTCCTTACGATCAAGCCTTAGTTGGCACGGATGCTATTAAGGCATTTACAAAACAATTTGGATCAATGGACGATCATATAAATAGAATTATTTTAGAAGAAGTTCTAAAATTATTGCTAAATTACAAAGAAGGCGAAAATGGTTGAACTTTATCTTTATCTTACAAAAAGAGATAAAAAAGGAATGAGAATAATTGCAAAGTTCTTGTCAAAAGAACAATCTGCGATTAGAATCACAGAAGATAATATAACAAATCTTTCAATTCCAATCAATATATTAAATGATATCAACAAAAAAATTTATGATTCTAGAATGATGTGGGAAGTTTGGGCAGAATCCTCAGACAGCTATGTATCTCTTAAAAAATTACTTAAAAAAAGAGGATACAAAAATATACCAATGAGTGCACAACCGGAAATTATGACGTTAACAATTGAATTAGATAACCGGTTAGAAAATAAAAAGCCTATGATTCAAAAACTAGCTGATCACAACATGTAATTTATTTAATTCTATTTTACCATTATTGGTTTCTATTGTTACAATATTACCAAACTTTTCTGTTACGATGCCTCCATTTATTCGGAAGTCTTTTAATACTTTGCGTGCATCGCCTTCAATTACTTCAGCTATTAGAGAAAGTTTTTTTGTTGATTCTTTTAATTCTACTTTGCAACCAACAATAGAATCTTTTTCTTCTTTTGAATGGGATATCCATTTTTTAAAATCACTAAAATTAAAATTAAACGGATCGTTGCTCATAGTTTAGTTTTCAAAAAAATCTATTATTTTGTCTTCATCTATATAAGCAGCAAATTCATGTTTTATTCCACTTGAACAATCTGCAACCTTAATTTCATAGTTTTTTTCTTGTGAAAGCCAGAATAAATTACTTCCTATTAAGTTGCTAGCAATTTTTTGCTGCGGATACATCCATAAGTTGTTTTCAAGTTTATCGGCTCCAGGACGTTCCTCTTTAAATGAACTATCGCAACATAAAAGAAGCAGTTTTTCTACTCCAAATTTGTATGATAAACCAATTGACGCACATACGGGATTTCTATAATCGTCTATTTGCCATAGTGCCTCTTTTTTCCAAGAACCCTCATATTCTGACTCTTCCACAGGGCTATATCGGTACTTTATTCCGTTGTATTTGTTAAGAAACATAAAGTTTGTCCTTGTTGCCGCAATACAACGGGGTAATGGTCTATTTGTTCTAGGAAGATAAGACATACACTCATCATAAGGATTGTTTACAACATAATATGATAAGTTTCTTTGACACTGCCACTTTTTAAGACTTCCATTGACTCCTATTATAACAATATCTTTTGGCAAATTATCTAAAATTTTATGCTTTTCTTTAAAGTTAAATCCGTCAGAAACAATGATGATATTTGGGTGATAAATAGGGTTTGAATCTATCCATGTATATTTTTCTAATTGATTTTTAAACTCATTCGTTAGAAAAAGAAAATGATCTTTTGCTTGAATTGTCTTGTTTATGTCCGAATAAGGAACATTATCCTTAGTAAAGTTTCTAACCCACATATTATCAGAAGTTAATATGTACTCATTACCATTTTTGTTTTTTTTAATTCTCATTACATGCTCGTATATTACAAAACCGCAATAATTCAAGTTCATTTAGCACATGGAACAATAGCAACGCACTGTGCGTTTCCATTCTCGCCTGTAATTCTTCCAATATCTAAACTTATTTTTACGTCAATTGGAGAACCTTTATAAACTAGTTCTACTTCTGGTTTATCTGGAAGCACCAACTTAATTTCTGACGGTGCACCAATAAGTTCAATAACAGAAGGTATTCCAACAACTTGAATTTTATCGGGTATACCAGATGCATCAATTTTTATAGATGGGAAATAATCCGGTACCTGTAAAGGTATGAATTTTGGCAAACTACTAGAATCTATTGCTATGGAATCAGGAAGATTACTTACTAATTCTATTGTGCTAGGCATATTCAATACAAACATTTTTATTTCAGAAGGAATTGGTATCTCTGGGGATATAATTCTAATATCCGGTATTTCTGGAGATAACACTTTAATCATAACGGGTATGTCATGAACAACTCTAATGTCTGGAACTTCTGGAAACTTAACTATTATTTCAGATGGGATACTAAAGTCCCCCATGCTTACTTCAATAGAATCAGAATCTTGATCTTGATCTCTTGCTCTCATGCCGCCACCGCCGGGACTCGGACATTCTATAGACACGGTGCAGCTAAGCGTAGGAACAGAACCCCAATTTATACTTATTGTAGGTGCCGCTCCAAAGCCAATAGCAGAAAAAGTTGGTGCATTACCAAAATTAATTAAGGATGGCAACCACTCTCCACTTGTCCCCTTAGGCATAGGACCAAATTGAATTAAAGAAGGTAACCACTCTCCATTTAGCCCCTTAGGCATAGGACCAAACTGAATTAAAGAAGGCAACCACTCTCCATTTAGCCCTTTAGGCATCGGACCAAAACTAATTAAAGATGGTAGACCGGTCGGCATCGGACCAAAACTAATTGTAGATGGCAAACCAGTCGGCATCGGACCAAAACTAATTGTAGATGGTAACCCTGTCGGCATAGGACCAAAACTAATTAAAGAAGGTAACCCTGTCGGCATAGGACCAAAACTAATTAAAGAAGGTAGACCTGTTGGCATAGGACCAAAACTAATTGTAGATGGTAGACCTGTTGGCATAGGACCAAATTCAATTAATGTAGTTCCAGTCGGTATCGGACCAAATTCAATTAATGTAGTTCCAGTAGGTATCGGACCAAATTCAATTAATGTAGTTCCAGTAGGTATCGGACCAAATTCAATTAACGTTGTTCCAGTCGGTATTGGACCAAATTCAATTAACGTAGTTCCAGTCGGTATAGGACCAAAACTAATTAATGTAGTTCCAATCGGTATCGGACCAAAACTAATTAAAGATGGTAGCCCTGTAGGTATCGGACCAAAACTAATTAACGTAGTTCCAGTCGGTATCGGACCAAAACTAATTAATGTAGTTCCAGTCGGTATCGGACCAAAGTTAATTAAAGATGGTAAACCTGTCGGCATCGGACCAAAACTAATTATAGAGGGGAGCCCAGTCGGCATCGGACCAAAGCTAATTAACGTGGTGCCAGTCGGTATAGGACCAAAGTTAATTAACGTAGTTCCAGTTGGTATCGGACCAAAGTTAATTAACGTAGTTCCAGTTGGTATCGGACCAAATTCAATTAACGTGGTTCCAATCGGAATCGGACCAAATTCAATTAACGTTGTTACATTCGGAATCGGACCAAAGTTAATTAATGTAGGCAGGCATACTTGTATGTCTATGTAAAGATTCGGCAAAGGACCAAAACTAATTAAAGTTGGCAGACCTGTCGGCATAGGACCAAAACTAATTATAGATGGAAGTCCAGTTGGTATAGGACCAAAGCTAATTAAAGTGGTTCCAGTCGGTATAGGACCAAAGTTAATTAAAGTAGTTCCAGTTGGTATCGGACCAAAGTTAATTAAAGTAGTTCCAGTTGGTATCGGACCAAAGTTAATTAACGTGGTTCCAATTGGTATAGGACCAAATTCAATTAAAGTAGTTCCAATTGGTATAGGACCAAAATTAATTAATGTAGGCAGACAAACTTGTATGTCTATGTAAAGATTTGGCAAAGGACCAAATTCAATTAAAGTTGGTAGACCTGTTGGCAAAGGACCAAAACTAATTATAGATGGCAATCCAGTTGGTATCGGACCAAAATTAATTAACGTAGTCCCAAATGGTATCGGACCAAATTCAATTAACGTAGTTCCAGTCGGTATAGGACCAAAGTTAATTAATGTAGGCAGGCAAACTTGTATGTCTATGTAAAGATTTGGCAAAGGACCAAATTCAATTAAAGTTGGCAGACCTGTCGGTATAGGTCCAAATTCAATCGAAGACGGTAGCCCCATTGGGATCGGACCAAACTCAATTAAAGTAGTTCCAGTCGGTATAGGACCAAAACTAATTAAAGTAGTACCAATTGGTATAGGACCAAAGTTAATTAACGTAGTTCCAGTCGGTATCGGACCAAAGTTAATTAATGTAGGCAAACATACTTGTATATCTATATAAAGATTAGGTAAAGGACCAAATTCAATTAAAGTTGGTACTGTTGGCATAGGACCAAAACTAATTAACGATGTTCCAATCGGTATAGGACCAAAACTAATTAAAGTAGTTCCAGTCGGTATAGGACCGAAATTAATCAACGTAGGCAAACCAGTTGGTATAGGACCAAAACTAATTAAAGAAGGCAGACCAGTCGGTATAGGACCAAAACTAATTAAAGAAAGCAGACCAGTCGGTATAGGACCGAAATTAATCAATGATGGAATGTTTGCAGGTCCAAATTCAATCTTTGAAGGCATACAAACTTGTATGTCTACTGTTACCGTTGGTACAGCACCAAAATTAATTAACGTTGGCACTGTAGGAGTAGGACCGAAGTTAATCGCTGATGGTACTGTAGGAATAGGACCAAAGTTAATCACGGACGGTATGTTTACAGGACCGAAATTAATAACCGATGGAATGTTTACAGGAGAGAATTCAATCTTTGAAGGCATACAAACTTGTATGTCTACGGTAACCGTTGGTACAGCACCAAAATTAATTAA